AGAATAAAAGACCGTGCGTTGTTTAATGGAATAGCTGTAAACGGGCTACAAGGAGATAAAATATATATTTTCTCATCTCCTGAGACTATGGTATTCTTGTTAGAAGAACCAGACAAAAGGTTATTATAGCATAATTTGTTAAAATGATAAATATATAGAATAAAAACTTTTTAAGAGAGACTAGAATGTTTAAAGATGATGTAAAGTCCCAAATCATAGGGACAATAAAAATTTATGACAAGGATAGTGGAAAAGTTCTTCTTCAAAAGAAGAATGCCATTCATCCTGGTAATATGGCATATGCTCTTGCTTCTGCCTTAGGCGGTCATCCAACAAGCGTTAATAGTAATGGTGCCCCACCCGTTGTTAATTGGTTAGCATTCGGTAACGGCGGCTCTAATTCAACAACTGCGCTTTCTTATCGTGCGCCAAGAGTATTTGGTACATACGATCAACTTCCTATAACTTCTAGTAACTCAACATTATATGCTAAAACATATGAACAAGAGACTGTAAATACAGTATTTCATGCTGGACAAGACATGGGAAATGGTGAAGTTGTTCCAGCGAATACAGCAAAGATACTATGTTCAGTTGAAATATCTCATACAGATTATGAGGCTGCTGTACAGGCAGTAGACCCTAATCTTTCTTTGCCTGTATCGGATAGTTCACCTGATATGGATAGTGTTAGAGCATTTACATTTGATGAGATTGGACTATTAAGTGGTGTTAAGAACGGCAATGAACTTGACGAAGACAAGACAATAATGCTGACACATGTAACATTCCATCCAGTTTTACTTTCAGCAAATAGAACGATAGTGATAGATTATACAATAACAATACAAGTAAACTAAGGAAGAGTGAATGTCGCCGCAAAGTTATCCGATTGTAAGTTACTTTAAAGCAAAAGATTATAACCAACTAGCTAACGATATTAACGAAGTCGTTGCGCTAGGATCAGGAGATGCTGGATACGGACAAGATCAATTGTTTGTGAATTTGATAACAAGTGGGACACGAATAAGTAGAAGACACTGGCTTAGATTATTTGATGCTATGAAGTTTGCAGCAGTTCATCAGGGAACTTTGTTAACTACTCCTACGACATTACTTAACGGTGACTTTAGAACTAAAGCTGAAGTTGTTGCTCATATGGCAAAGATTATGGATGACATAGAAGAGCTAAGAGCAAACAAACTAAATTATACTTTATCTAAAATGAGCATTCAAAGTAACCTAGTAAGTTCTATGAATGAATTTGTCGTATGCGAACCAGACCCCACAGATGAACAGTGGGGACAAGAAAATCAATGGTACGAATTTAGAGTTAATTTTGTTGACGCAGACTCAATGAGACACTTCTTTAATGCCGGCGGTGAAATTAGAATTGAATCAGAATTAGATCCTAACCTTCCTGATATACCTGAAGGTTATCACTTTGATACATCTGAAGGATGGCATAGACTATTGTTTGATATTGGGGTAGTGAAAATTCAACACAGCGAAACAGTATCAAGTAAGGGCGCAGGTACTCCTGGTTTAGGATATACCGGTCTTATTGGTAGCTATCAAAATGTTTACACAAAAAGAGCCAATTATATAGGTCTGCCTAATAACGCTTATGAAGTATGGGCGAAACTACATTCAGATCATCAAATTGATGTAGCAGTATATTTCTTAAATAATGAACATTTAAATACTTATGGTGGATACTGTGGTTATACAGGATACAGTGGTTATAGTGGTTATGGTGGCTACGGTGGATACAGTAACTATATAACAGGTCAAATCCAAGGTGTTCTTAGTATGAACGTTTCACAGCAAAGAGCAGACGACCCTCATCCATCACGCTTAGGTGTTATTTCACCTTCTCCAACATATCAAATTCTACACGATATGGAAGGCACTCTTTATAATCCAAATAGTCCTAATAATTAATAAATACTAATAGTAATATTAGGAGAGAGCTTTGCCACTACAAAGTACCGGACCTATTTCTATGTCCGACATCAGAACAGAATTTAGTACACGACTTCCGGAAGCTGCAAGGCCTTCTGCTACCGCAATTGCGTCTTCACAATTTTTAGCATCTATCGGTGATGTATTAGGAAAGAATACAGGTGATCCTGTGTCTTTTAGTGATTTTTACGGTTTATCTAATTATCAAATTATTCTTCCTACTAATTCATTTGAAGTATACACAACATATACTGCTACTATACCAATCGCAGATATTTTAAATGGCGCAGTTGATGAATATAGTAATAATCAAGACCCTTTGACAATCATATCTGTTTCTAACGCAGTTAATGGTACGGTTGTTCTTAGTGGTTCTAACATTGAATTTACAAGTACTGGTGGAGTTGGTGTAGCAGCAAGTTTTACATATACAGCTAGAAACTCATCTAATATTACAAAACAAGGCACTGTAACAATGAATGTTGTAGCGATACCGCCTATTATTGCTGTATCTGATACATATGATTTGAGACAAGCTGAAACTCTTTTACTAAGTTCTTCTGACCTAGTATCAAACGATATTGATGGACAGGGTTTATCACTAAGTGTATCATCTGTTCAAAATCCAACTAATGGTACATTAAGTTTAAATGGTACTACTATTGAGTTTGTTTCGACAGGGCTTTCTGGTCAACCAGCCGGATTTCAATACACTGTTACTAATGGAACAGAAACACAAACAGGAAATGTTTATATAAACATTACCCCTCTACCGGAACAAGAGTCTTATATCTATAGGGATTCCGGTGATGCTACTGCTGCTACACAAACACTTGTTCCACCAACACAACAAGACATTTTCAACAGTTGGGACAGATTTGATGGAGGAAATTATTATCCTGGCGGTACAACTCCTGGAGGGCAAGCTGCTGATTGGTATTATGATACTAATACTGAAAGTTTTGTTCAACCTACAAATACTTCTCTGGGTGGCGGGTTCATTTCACCAACAACTCACAGCGATTTTACTTTTGAAGGTACAGTATATTCTGTAGCTACATGGGATGACGATACTATCGGTCTTATTGCTGCTTTTGTGAGAGACGGTACGACCAACAAAGCACTAGTTGCTGCTCGTACAAAAGGTGGTCAACAACCAACTGGGCATTGGGGGGTATTTTATACTGAAAATGGACCATGGTTGCCTCAGTATGTAATAGCAAATATATCATTTACAACTGGTTCAACAGTTTCTAATGCTTGGTATCCAGATCAAGCACGAATAAAAGTACAAAGACAAGGTGACACATTTAAGTTTTATACAACACATTGGAACGATCTGGAAAACTATCAAATCTCTTCAGAGATAACTGTAGATTTAGATAGCGATCCACGATTGGCAGTATTTAAAGGCGAAGCCCCATATGGGTATTATAGCCACTCTCAAGGTGGTAGTACATATGCTGATATTAATTTTACAGGTGGTCTTGATGCTAATATTCTTATTGACGCACAGACTGGTATCGTTTATGAATGGAATGGGTCTTCTTGGGTTGATAGCGGCAGAACAATACAAGACGAAATCGGTTACACTAGAAAGGTTACAAATCCAGCGAACGGACAAAGATTTATTGTTAAAGAAACAGAAATTGTTTATCTTGGTACATCCGTTGGTGCAACATTCAATGCTACTAGAATACTAAACGAAGAACAAAACATTATCATAAATTCTGTTAATGGTGGTACAGGTGCTGGTAGCGGAGTTCAAGTAGTAGGGCTATTCCAGTCTGGTATAGAAGAAACAAATCTACTAAACGGTCTTCCTACTCTTAACACAACTAGTGCGTATTCAAGCAATACAAACAATGTCGGTTCAGGAACATACTTTAGTGATAATGGATTAGATATATCTACATTAAGTTTAGTGGGTGGGGTCGTAGCATTTGCAAATGGTACAATAGGCCAAATCACTGGTGTTACTGACTCATCTATATCATATTCTCCAACAACAGACTATACTATTTACGATGAAGTAATATAGTAGTTGACAACAAAAATCATATAGTGTATAATTGTAGTATTATATCAGGAGTACACGTATGGCTAAGAGAAAACCATCGAATGATGATTTAAATAGAAACTTACAAAAAGAAAAAATCGAAAATGCTCTTCATATGAAAAACGCTATGAAGACCTTTAACTTGAATAAAGAAAACATCAAAGCTAAAGTAGATAATTTATTGTCATACAGTATGAATGGAGGTACATTTGAAGTATCGCCTGAACTTATAGGTTTTGTTAACTTTATAGTTTCATCTGGTAGAGAAGAGGCTATTATACTTGACAAGAATAGACTACCTATAATCATTAATAACACAAAAGAATTTTTAGATAAAATTTCAGATGTATACTTTTTTGCTGTAAATGAGTATTACTTGGAATACGAGCAATTAAGAAGCTCCAGAAGGATTGATGTGGCACTAGAATTATAATGAAGGGTATTTTATTATTTGCACAAAACAATGATTACGTTGACTACGTAAAGATAGCTTGCGCAAGTGCTGGCTATGCTAGAAAGAATTTGTCTGGATTTGATGAAATTTGCTTAGTCACTGATGTACATTCTGAGTATGATGAAGAATTGGTAAGTCGTGCGTTTGATAGAGTTATCACATTAGACAATCGTGGGTTTTATACAAATAGACTATACCGTGATACAGCAGATGATACAGAATATGCTAAATTTATAAACGCAAGTAGAAGTTCTGTTTTTGATATCTCTCCATACGCACAAACACTAGTAATAGATTGTGATTATTTTGTAATGAGTAACGCACTAGACGGTGTTTGGGATAGTCATAATGATTTTATGATTACAAAAAGTTATAGGGATATATCCGGCGGAGAAGATAAAGATAATAACGTGGTAAAAATAGACGATTATTCAATTGATATGTATTGGGCGACTGTGTTCTATTTTAGAAAAACAGTATTTACTGAAAGTCTATTCAGTATGATACATAATGTTAAAGAACATTATATGTATTACTACAACTTATACAATTGTGAAGGCGCACTATTCAGAAATGATTATGCGTTTTCAATTGCTCTTCATATTTTAAATGGTAATGTAAAGTATACAGTTCCAGAACTACCTATAAAATATCTTATGAATAGCTATGATACAAATGACATATACAAGGTTAGCAGCGAAAAGGAAATGGTTCTTACAACATCTACTCTTAAGAAGTCTAAAGAATGTGTACTAAGTAGATTTAAAAATTGTGACCTTCATATTATGAATAAGCGTTCTATTGAAAGACATATGGATAGCTTATTGGAATTTGGAGGCTTGGCATGAGTAGAGGGTATATTGTTATAGTTCAAAATAACAAAAAGCATGACTATCTAAGAATGACATATGCGTTAGCATTAAGTCTTAAAGCAACACAACGTGAAAACTCTATTTGTGTATGTGTAGATGAATACACAAAAACTTTAATTACTGATAAACATAGAAAAGTGTTTGACCATATTGTAGATATTCCGTGGGAAGATGAAGCAGATGAATCTACTTGGAAGATAGAAAACAAGTGGAAGTATATTCACATGTCTCCATATGATGAAACTATTATACTAGATAGTGATATGATATTCACTCATAGTGTTGATCATTGGTGGGATTATCTAGCGCAAAAAGATGTTTGGTTGTGTACAAATGTAAAGACATTTAGAAATGAAGAAGTAACAAGCGACTTCTATAGAAAAAAGTTTACGTCACTTGATTTGCCAAATGTTTACAGTAATTTCTCATACTTCAATAAATCAGAGTTTGCATATGATTTTTTCAAAACTGTAGAAAAAATTATGACAAACTGGGAAGATGTGTATGAACAGCATCTACGTGGAAGCGGACAAGATTGGATGAGTGCTGATATCGCATATGCGTTAGCAGTAAAGTTTATGGATATTGAAGAGTTAGTGTGCGACTACAGTATTAAATCATACCCAACATTTGTGCATATGAAGAGTCATATACAAAATATACCCAAGCATAAAATATCTAACATTTGGAATACTGATATATTTTCTAACGTAGCAGACGATTTAACATTAACTGTTGGAAATTTTGAACAAATTTATCCATTTCATTATGTTGAAAAAGATTGGCTAACACATAGTATCATAAAAAAGTATGAAGGTGTGGTACTATGATTAAGAGTATTAAAGAAATAGATTGGAATACTGAGTTCAAAATCATCCACTTTGATGACCGAGGGGTTATACTTTCAATCGATAATAGAATTTCAGAAGAACCTGGTGTACAACACGCATATTTTGAAATTAAAGATATTATGGGGTTAGTTGTAGGCACGGAAAGATTGCGTGACTATAAAGTATTCTACGATAGTAAAACTTTGAATCATCATCTAAAAAAATTAACAAGTGAAGAATACAAGTCTAATAACTTGACAACATATGTTAAGAAGATAGAACGTACTGACAATCCAGAAGTAATCGTAAAGATTGTGGATGACGGCATAACAATACGTGCCACAGATTTATTGCGTGATTATTTTGTACCAGACGCTTCTGAAAAAGTAAAAATAGGTGGTAAATTAGATCACCGTTTTTACATCACATTAAAAGACGAACCTGAGTTTATAGTAGAAGATTTGAAAATTAAGTTTTCAGAGATTCTAACAGGCAAAGAGATACACATTAACTACGAACATAAATATGACATAAGTGTTTATACACGTTATGTTTTCAGTACATATTCATTAGGAGATTAAAATGACAATTTTGCGGGTAGCTGAGACAGATGTTTTTTATCTAAGCTATGATGAACCCAACAAAGAAGAACATTGGGCAGATGTTTTGCGTAAATGCCCATGGGCAAAAAGAGTAGATGGCGTTAAAGGATTTGATAACGCACATAAAGCATGTGCTAGGGCAAGCGAAACCGATAGATTTATCACAATTGATGGTGATAATATAGTTGACAAAAAGTTCTTTGATTTAGAACTAGTCTTTCCTGAAAAAACAAATATTTCACGTTCTATTATTTCTTGGGGTGCGAAGAATGTTGTTAATGGTTTAGTTTACGGTAACGGCGGAATCAAATGTTGGCCAGTAGACTTGGTACTAGAAATGAAAACCCACGAAAACGCAGAAGACGAAACAAAGAAAGTTGACTTCTGTTGGGACTTAGATTATGTTCATATGAACAACGTATATTCAATGGTGTTTAACGCAGGTTCACCTTTCCAAGCATTTCGTGCCGGTTTCCGTGAAGGTGTTAAAATGTCACTTGATGAAGGTAATCGTGTAAAGCCAGAAGAGTTCAAAGACAGGTTATGGCCAAAGAATTATGAACGTCTTTTGACATGGTGTAATATAGGCGCCGATGTTGAAAACGGGCTTTGGGCTTTATATGGTGCTAGATTGGGATGTCATGATGTTTGTTTTAAAGATGACTTTGTGTTAGAATGTATATCTAGCTATGATTGGTTTAATGATTATTTTTATAATGAGATATTCCCACAGTATGAAGGTGGAGATGAGATTTGCACTTCAACTAGATTAACATGGGACTATGATACATTATACGAAGATGTATTAAGAGTAGGCGATACACTAGCAGACGATATCGGTATGGAGATTTGTGATCCAACCCCAGAGGTTGCTCAATTCTTTAAGAAGGTATATACAAATCCAAAACGTGTTGCTAATCCACTAGCAACAGAAAAATCGACTGGTTGGGATAGATAGGAGCTATTATGCCATTAGGACCACAGAACTTTTATAATAGACTAGATCATCACCATGAAGAATGTAAAGATTGGGTCGTAGTTAATTGGAATTTAGGCAACATGTGTAACTTTACATGTTCTTATTGTCCTAGTATTCTTAACGACGGTAGCTTTGGATGGAATGATTTTGACGTAGTTAAAGGTTTTATCGATGAAGTTGTTGAGCATTACTCTCCTAGAACTGTATATTTTGAATTTACAGGCGGTGAAGTTACACTATGGAAAGACTTTGTTAAGTGTGCTGAATACATTAAAGAAATAGGACATGATATAGGATTTATCAGTAACAGTAGTAGAACTATAAGATGGTGGGAGAAGAATAAAGAAAAGTTCGACCACGTGTGTTTAAGTTTTCATCCAGAAGAAGGAAATCCAGAACACTTTTTAGAAGTTGTTAAAATTATGAGTCAACAGTGTAGAACACATGTTAATATTATGATGCATTACAATCCTGAAATCTGGCCTACTTGTGTAGACGTTGCCGAAAAAGTTATTGAAATACCTAATATCTCATTAGCACTACAGCCGTTGATTATTGATTTTGGTGAAACTCTTTACTCTTACAGTGAAGAACAAATCAAATATATCGATGACCAATGGAAACTGTTGGGTAGTAAAATCAAGTATGATAAGCAGTGGAAGATATACCGCGGTAGTATGGATATGTGTGACGATGTGAATGATTTAAAGCAGAACAGCAGCGCACATAGATTTATTAACGATAAAACAAATGACTGGGAAGGCTGGTATTGCTGGAGTGGCATAGAACAGATTGTTGTAGATTTTGACGGAAGTGTTATGATCGGCTGGTGTAGAGTTGGTGGTGCATTTGGTAATATGAAAGACCCTAAGAATATCAAGTGGCCTAGAAAACCTACTATGTGTACAAAAAGTATGTGTCATTGTAACTTTGACATTATGAGTAAAAAAGTATTACCTGCTGATTGTTATGAGGTTTTGGAAGATGCCGATTAAAGAAGATCCAAGCATCCCACTAGACAATAAGCAATTGCGTTTGTATGGTTCGGATGGCAAGTTCATTAGAATGAGTGTAGACGAAGCGATTGCTAGAGGTCATAACTCTTGGAAGGGATGGAAGTGTAGTGCGGGTGTCCGAGGACTTTATATTGATTACGACGGTAACATATGGAATGCAAACTGTGCTAGTAGCCACAGAAATAGTAGCGCACATTATAATACAGTTGTAGAAGAATGGAGACTTGAACGTGAACGTGTTTTTGGTCCATATCCTCATATTGAATGGTATAATGAAAATACAGAAGGGGGTTGGCCTCTTCCAAAAATAGGCTGGGAAACTTGTGAACAACACGTAAAATTACAGCAGACCCTAAAAGAAACTGAAGAAGCATTCTTTAGTAATTTAGGTAGAAATATGATAAAAGAAAAAATAGATACAACTGCTAGTGCTTGGAAATGGGAAAGTACACTAGATGATATACCAGACAATTGGGGTCTATTAGGTAATATCCGTGAAGGTATAGATATACCCGAAGAGTATGTAGTATGTCCATTTAATAATTGTGGCTGCGGTGCTGATGTTATATTAAGTAAAGCAAAAACAAAAAAGCATATAAAGTTTTTAGATGTGACTCATAACGGTTATTCTGGAACGGAACGAGGTGGCGATGATTACACAGCACAATCTATTGACAAAGGAGTCGCTGTAGAAATGAACTTTCCTATACCATATCAGATATTATGGGATATTGGTAGAAGATGTAATTATGCTTGTGATTATTGCTGGCCAGCAGTTCATAGTAACACAGAAAGATTTCCTACATATGAATCAGTTATCGAAACGATAGATATGATTATTGAACATTGGAGCGGCGGAGATCAAATCAGATGGAACTTTGGTGGAGGAGAGCCTACAATGCATCCTCAATTTATTGATATCTTAAAGCATTTGAAATCTAAAAATCAATGGACGCTGGTAACTACAAATGGTAGTCGCAGTACTAAGTTTTGGCGTGAGGCAACACAGTATATAAATAGTGTCAATATGAGCGCACATTTTGCTAGTATGGATTTATACCGTGGAAACGAAGACAGATTTATCGAAAATTGTAAAATAATTATGCAGCACCACGATGATGTTGATGATGATCTATGGTTAGAAATTAAACTTATGACCCCTCCAGGATTTTTAGATAGAGCGCAAAAACTAAGAGATAGAATTTTAAACATACCACAATGGCATACCAATGGTGCAAATGGAAGAATGAAAGGTACTCTTAGTTTGGTACCAATCAGAGATATAAATGATGCTAGTAGTCTTGTAAAATATAGTGATAACGAAATAGAATTTTTTAAGGAACAGTAAGAATGAGTGATGTAGATAGTAGATTTGATCTGAATCCAGACATATACAGAACGCCTGAGCAACGTATAGACATGATTCTAGATCCAGATTGTCCACGTGAGGTACTTGAAATTGTAGCAACATTTGATGAAGACCAAGATGTATTACTTAGCGTACTTAGATCACCAATAATAGATGATGATATAATAGATATTGTAAAAGATAGACTCGGTGAGGTTTACAATGATTTATTAGAATCTAAATTACTAAGAGAAGCAGACCAAAGTTCATTCTGTACTATTCCATGGATCCATGCTGGTACTAATGCGAATGGTAGTATTCGTGCTTGTTGTCAAATGATATACACGGATGAGTCATCTAATGTAGGACTTATTGAAAAAGATGATGGTACGTTATTGAATTATAATGATAAGATAAGCAGAAACAGAAACGCAAAATTTTGGAAGATGTTGCGAAGTGATATGTTGAAAGGTAAAAGACCATCTGCGTGTAAATTATGTTTTGACGAAGAAGATGCTGTGCCGTATGGCATGTCAAGAAGAAAATATGCCAATAAACATTTTCCAGATGTAGTACTAAATGCATATGAAAAAACTAAAAAAGATGGAAAAATTAAAAACAAAGATTTTCCTATTAGATGGTGGGATCTACGTTTTGGTAATAAATGTAATTTAAAATGCAGGTCTTGTGGTCCATCAAATAGTGATTTGTGGTATAAAGATTATATGGAAATGGTAGACAGTAAAAAATCTGATAAACCATTTACAATTGATTTAGACGGAGAACATGCTGAAATCATAACAAATTCTAAAGGTCAGGTTGAGATACCTCATATGAAAAGTTGGTATGAAGGTTCACAACTATGGACTGATATTACAAAAAACTTAAAGTATATAGAAAGATTATATTTTACAGGAGGTGAACCTACTATCAATCATAAGCATAGAGAATTGTTAGAAATGATTGTTGAAAAAGGTTTATCGAAAAATATAGAGTTAGAATATAATAGTAATATGGCTGCGAGTAGTAAGAGCTTTTTCGATCTTTGGGCACAATTCAAAAAAGTAGTAATAGGGATGAGTCTTGATGGTATGGATAGTCATTTTGAATACATACGAAATCCTGGAAAATGGAGTAAGACTGAAAGATTACTAAAAGAGTTAGATACTGATCCCAGACTTGATAATTTAGAAGCTAAAGTTACTTTAACTCTTAGTATTATGAATGTGTTTCATGTACCAGACTTTATGTATTGGATAAAAGAACAAAACTTTAAGCGTCTTAGTAATGAAATGCATATACATTTAGTATTTGGTCCAGAGCAATATTGTATACAAAATTTACCTACATATCTTAAAAAAGAAGTAGAGGATCTATATAATAGATTTATAACTCATATCTGGAAAAGATGGCCAATCGACACTTGTACACAACATGATATGATATGGGCAGGTATTACTGAAACTGCTTTAAAGCAAGCGTTAGGACAAATGTGGGCAAAAGAACAAGACCCTAATATGTGGGAAAAATTTAAAAGAGACACAATTAGACTTGATAAAATAAGAAAAGAAGACTGGAAAGAAAGTCTACCAGATTTAGCGGCAGCAATAGGAAGAATGAATGACGCAGAGAAACGAAAGCAAAGAACAAAACTCGCTGACCTCTCAAAAAAAGTCAAAACCAAAGTATGATTTTAAAAGCGAAGACAGAGATCAAATTGTTCTAACTGTTATTCAGCATGAAGAAGAAATGCGTCATGCCAACAGTCATTTAGGAACAGATCCTGTTTCTTCTGTTTCTAAAAATTATACATATTGGAGTCAAAGAGAGGATACTGGATATGAGTATTGGTCTAGTTTAAATCCTCCTAGAAAAAATGATAAAATATCTTTTGTTGTTTGTCCTAGTTGGGGTATTATATTTCCTCCATATAACGCAGCACGTATATCATCATTGCTGAGAGAAAATGGTTATGAAGTAACAGTATATGATACTAATATTGAATCTTATCATTATCTTAAAGATAAGTTAGATTATGATCCATGGGACGCAATATACTGGGATCATTGGATTGTTCCAAACTATGATACTAAAATAAAACCTGCGTTAACTCCACTATTAGACGAAACAGTACAGCGTATTATTAACGATGGTGCTAGATTTGTTGGCTTCAGTTTGTATGCTACAAATACTGTTCCTAGTGCGTATATGATAAAAGAATTAAAGCGTCTTGCGCCCGATATCACAATATTAATAGGTGGCCCAGAAGCGTTCCAAGACTGGTTAGATGATTATGAAGAACCCAATCCTCATAAAAGACATCCATATCCTTTGGCAGATATAATAGAAAACTATGATGTTAGAATTATAGGTGAAGGCGAAGAAATGTTATTGGGTTACTTGGAAAACTATAGTGAATATTCAAAAGAAGATGGTCCTCATGTTTTCGGAGGAGCAAATAGCAGACTTGATTTAAACCAAATGCCTTTTCCAGATTATTCAGATTATGATTTGTCTCTATATTCTCACCAAGGCGGTGTTAGTATTGAAACTAGTAGAGGTTGTATTGCTCTATGTAGTTTCTGTTCCGAGACACACTTTTGGAAGTTTAGATCCCGTGAAAGTACAAATGTTATAGATGAAATGCAGCATCAGATTGATACTTATGGTACAAGACGATTTTGGTTTGTTGATAGTTTAGTAAATGGTAATATAAAAGCGTTTAGAGATTTAGTAGATCAGATAATTGAACGTAGTATGGACATCAGATGGAATAGCTATGCTAGATGTGATGGACGTATGGATTTAGAATTCTTTCATAAAATCAAAGCGAGTGGTTGTAGCTTGTTAAGTTTTGGAGTTGAAAGTGGAAGTGAAAAGGTTCTACTTGATATGAAAAAGAAAATTAAAGTTTGGGAAATAGAAGACAACTTACGTGATGCTAAAATAGCAGGAATAGAAAATCATATTAACTGGGTCGTCGGATTCCCAACTGAAGGACCTGCTGAATGGTGTCATAGTTTACACGTTTTGTATAATATACGAAATTGGGCCACGGTTATCTCGCCGGGCATGACATGCGGTGATGCTCCACTGAGTGATATGAACAAGAACTGGAAAAACTATAAAATTCAATGGAGTGAAACTCCATGGGATAATAAGTTTATGAGTAATTGGTATACAGAAAATTATGAGAATACTATTCTACATAGGGCATTACGATTGAAGTACATGAATCAATGGTTGTCTATGTGTATCAACGAAGCAGAAGGAACTATAATTAATTCTCAGAGTCGTCCGGGAATGAGTAAATTTGTAGAATTTGAACAGAATAATCCCGGAGAATATAAGGATTACATACCACAACGTTCAAATCAAAATTTTAATATTTTTAGTGGTGATACCGCCCAAAATAATTTAGCTGCTACATTGGCAAATGAAAACTTACCACATATGTGGATTATGTATCAAGCGTTCAGTGGACATAAATTTAAAATGACTTGGGATCCGGAACTAGATATGCAGGAGTTTGGTGTGAGCCTTGCCACTATGCTATCAGGCGAAGCAGAGTGGGAAGTTGATGACAACGGCGACTATAGCTTTAAATGCTGGTATGAATTTGAGCATGTAGCACAAAACGAAGACAGGTCAGTAGAAGAACATGAACTAAAAAGAGAAGATATGTCTTTTGATAAACAGTATTTTGAACTAACAGGAAACGTATCAGAGTTCGATGGAGTTGAATTTATAAATGAATGAACATGAATTATTTAAAAAGATATTTTTAGATAATAGAGATGATGATGTAAACTATGCGTTATTGACTCATCCATCTCACTCATGGCGTACGATAGCACAACCAACATACGAAGATTGGAAAGACGTATTAAAAGAATTTAGTTTGATAGATTGTTTTATAGACACAAGGGAACATAACATGAGTCAACTGTGGTTAGATGGCAACCTTTCAGAAAAATATCATAGTATACCATATGGTAGTGGCGTTTTAAAAGGTCTAGATTTTTTAAAAGACTTACAGCTTATAGACAAAAACGATGAAGCAGACTTTGATAATCTATTCGCAAGATTCTATCGTATGCTAGTATTATGTAGTGATTTGATAGAAGGAGATGTTAAGTCGCCTCCTGTATTAAGCAACGTTCATAGAAATACAATTCATCCAGGAAGTACAATAAGCCAATCTCATCAAATAATCGATAAGCCTCTGCGTATAATCTTAATGAAACCTAAAGATGAAAGTAGAATTGAAATCCCTGTTAACATATTAAAAGTAAACAAGTATATTTCAACTTTAGAAGATTTAGAAAAATCATATGAAGGAAATCTTCTTGGCTTCATAGAAAGAATAGCAGGAAGAATAAAACATTTACATCTTTACAGTTATCATTCATCTTGGGAAAAACCTGATGATAGAGGTTATGTAGAATACCCAAAGTTTGATGCTGTGAAATTTTTAAAATATTGTAATGATAACTTTCCAGATACATGTGAAAGTGTAACCGTACGATTACCAAGGATGACAACAGATTTAACATTTAAAGTAACAAACGATTCAGATTTAATAAAACAAGCATTCATTTACGGAAAGAAAGAATGTTTCATTTAAGAAAGGTATAATATGGGATTTGTAGGTGTAACTAATTATAAAAAGAGTAGTGAAAGATTACCCGGTAAACATCATATGGAGTTTTACGATGGTAAATCTCTTGTAGATGTAAAACTAGAACAATTGTTTGCAGCCGGAGCAGAACACGTTTATATTAGCACAGATGATACAGAAGTATCTAATACAGAAAATGTCACGTATGTTCAACGTGATTCTGAATATTGTAACAATGTAACTAGATTTACATATGTATTAGAACAGATATATAACGGTGTACCAGTTGAAGATGACCAAGATGTAATTTATACATTTGTTTGTTGTCCTCTGTTTAAAAGATATGATGAATTATATAATGTATATAAGAATACAGGAAAGAACCATATTGCTGTACACAATAGTTCACATTATTATTTGGATGTTAATAAAAGACCTATTAATTTTACATTCGGTCTTTGGCATCCATACAGTCAAGGAATAGATCCAGTATATATGTTTCCATATGCAGGTACAGTCTGTAAGATGAAAGATTTAAGAGAAGCAAAATACATGATACCAATGGAGTTCGAATATTTTAATATGAATCAATTCGAAGCTATCGATATTGATGAATTGGAAGAGTTTGAATTAGCACAGGCATTGTATAGTCATTATAAATAATCCTATGATAGAATTATATGGGCGTGGAATTTATCCATCTTACGGTAGAGAAATAAAAAGTAAGTTAGTAGAAGAATTTACTGACCATGGAAAGTTTGGCAATGACAATTGTGCTGAAGATAGAACCGTCGAAATAGTAAAAAAATATAGTAAATCACAACCAGAACTATTAAGTAAACTTTTTACCATTGGTATAGATGATTATACTATAGAAGAATTCTGTAATTGGACGTACAAATATAACAATTACGATTTTAGAAGCAAACACAACTATACTGATAAAAATACTAAAAATGAAATCTGGTGTTTTGGTTGTAGCTATACTGAAGGGATAGGAGTCCCAGAGAGTCGAAGATGGACCAGTATTCTACAAAATTTCACAGATCAAAAAATTATCAACTATGGACTTAGTGGTACTGGTATAAACACAGCCTATAGAATTTTTTTGAATTGGGTAAAGTTTGTAGAACATCCTCCTAGCCATATTATAATGCTTGGTTTTTTTGAAGGTAGAGCAGAACAGAAAAGAACATTTGAAGGTAATACTTTTTACAGGCCCTTAATGTTGACTATATTAGATGATTTAAAAAACAGAAACAAAAATATGGGTGTAGAGAGGTTCAAAGAAATGGAACACGGTTATACTCTTAAACAAATAGAAAAGTTTTTTTATGATGAAATATTGAGATACGATTTTTATAAGAATAGTATATTAGATATCTGTAAAGAATATAACATAAAATATTATTTTGAAGAACCATGGTTTTTAGATTTACCAAAAATAACTACACATACATATGGTTTTGCAAGGGATTTACAGCCAGCTGATATAAGTAAATCCCTTGATATTTTAGATAGTGATTTAATCTTTAATGAACACGTTCACAGTCCAGAAAATTTTCAACAAAACTTTTATAAGAAATTTATCAGCCATCCTAGCCCTATATTTCATAAAAAAGTAGGAGAACACATGTATAATAACTTTCTTAGACAATCTTAACGTAGTTCAGTCGAGTCTCTTTGATTGTCTCATTGTTCCAAACACGTCCCAAATCTTTTACTTTTCCTGTAATTTTAAAAGAACCTTTTTTATTTGCTATATAATCTTTTGTAGTAAAGAATGAAACACGATTACCATCAGTCGTAATAGCATTAATATTATATCCTGCCCATGCTGTTGCTGGACGCTTAGAAATAATTTCAATTTCAGTAGACACAGTATCACCTTTAGAACCGATATGCTCAGAACCAACTGAACGTTCTGCCAAACGCTTCTGTGTTTCTTCACGCTCAACATATGCTGGGATGTAAGCAACAACACCAATATGATGGCGAGGAGAAAGTTCTTCATCATCGGAAAGAAACTGCTGAATGCTTGTTTCAAAGTCATTCAATTGATCTCCTAAAACTTTGAACATGTAGTCAAGTTCTAGATTCTTCATCATTTCTTCAGCTTCTATCATAACATCAGTAGAAAGAGCATCGCCGTCTAACTGTTGGATGGTTTCCATAACAAAGCGGTTACTTTGCTTGACTAATACATATTGACTGTTTCCGTCTTCATCTTCTATGAAGTCCGAATGGCCGCCACGTTTGATATACTCACCGTTAATCTTTTGAGCAACGATAGCAAGCGCAAGTAACTCAGTTTTAGTAACAGGATTATCGTAGAAAACTGATGGTTTTAGTTTTAAAGTTTCATCAGCAAATGAACGAGCATTAATCATGTTTAAGTCCTCTCTGTGATTACTCTATTAATATAGCACGATTCGCTATCTTGTCAAGTTTTAGTAGATTGCATCCCATACACACTCAGCAACAAAGTCACCATTATCATTGATAGCATCTAGTTCTTCCTCAGTAGCAGGAACACCATCAATGTCACAGCTTTCGATATACGCATCGCAGAAGTCAGGATAGTCTGCCATGTCAATACATGCTACTTCTACATTATCAATTTTATTAAAGTCTATATTCATTACACTACCTCCGCATAGTCACAGAATGTTTGATTAAAAACAGAAACAAGATCCTCATAGTCACCTGACTTCATTTCGTCAAGCACAGCTTCGGCATCTTGCGAAGCATAACCTAAATCTTTCATCAACTGAACTGCTACACCTAAGATGTAGAAAGCGTTTCCGTTTGGTGAATCCCGATAAATTGTCTGCATATCTCTCTCCTTATGCGAATAAAGGTTTCATTGTTTCGAACACTTTGTTGTAAGCATTCACTTCTGCTTCATACCATTCGTAGAAGTCACTGTCACTATCAAAACGAGCATTGTCACTGCCATAACTTGCGCAGTGTTCTTCCCAAACACGATCCATAGCCATCATGCCTTCAAGCAAGTCGCCACGACCATAATGTGTCATAGTCACTTTTGCTTCTTCAAAAGTCATATCAAATTTGTTAAAAGCTGGGATACGAAACATATTGTCACCTTTCTCTCAATTACATATATAATATATAGTGATTCGCAGGATCTGTCAAGTTTTAAAACCGTTTTAATACACGCCCGCCACTGTTAATGAAATCTGTTTTTTGGTTCATTTCGAATTCAAAAACTTTAGTAGCTGATGGGTATCCCATTACATTTTGAGTTCTATATAATGAGTCACAGTTTGTTATTTCTAATGTTTCACATGTACCTGCTGTGCCTACTTTGCTAAAGTATATTTCTAGGTCTCTTACGGTATTAAATTCATTCATACGAATACGATATAGACCAAACTTAAATGCAATTCTATCAGCACCAAATGATGTATTGCCACGATAACCGATAACCTTTCTACCATCTATCCAAGCATCGTATACACCATTAGTATCATTTGACCAAACAGCACGGCTTACATATTCTACCCAACGTCCAGTATAACGCTGTGTTCCACCCAAGAATACCATTGTATCTGTCTTATCACAGAATGAATTCTCGCCGTCACCGTCACGTCCAATAATACAGTCATTTTCTTTAAACTGATGTTTTATAGTAAGACCTTCACCTCGAACTGAAAGATTTAATAGGGGACCGAATGTTTGATTATTTCGTATTTCTTTTAAATCAAAGATTGTAGCAGGTGCGTCTGCTACAGTACCTTTGGGTAACCAAAAAACAATTCGTGTCCAAATCTCTTTATTAAAACGCTGTGCCGTTTCTTTTCGTTGTCCATATTCAAAACGTTGTCCAAAACCGCCTACACCATTACGATACCAATCATCACGTGCACCTCCCATAGAGGTACTAAGATGTATTCTAGCAGCAATTTCACCCTGATGTTCTACCATTTTAAATGCTTTACTTTTGGCAACATTTCTCTCAACAAATATGTTGCCATACTTGCTATCTGCCATAAGTATTTGTCCTATATTTTGATTAACACCTGTTGGCTTTTCTTGTTGTATGGTAGAAGTATCAGGCGAACAACCTAATACACTAAGACTTAATAAACTTAATGCTACGAATTTTTTCATGTTTATTTACCTTCTATAATGTCTGCAGCTTTTTCAAAGTATTCAGTATACAGTTCACCGTCAAGCAACACTCCCCATTTCATGTACATATCGCTATCAACAAAGTTCCAGTTAATAGTACCGTCTTTGTTCTTGTTAGCAGGCTCAGTAGCAGTCCAGATCATATCGTTATAGAACTGATTGAATGTGCTTAACTCTTGCTCTTTAATGGCATTGTATAAGTTTTCGGGAATATAACCGTAACCACGTGCTGTATTGTACGCTACATATGCTTCATATGTTTTATGTTCTACTGCTTGCATAACTAAGTCCTTCTCTTTGATTACATAATTAATATAGCATGATTCGTGGATATGTCAAGTTTTTAAAGATAAATAAGTACGAAGTTAAAAAGGATACTTGAATGTTATACGCAAATGGATGTAGCTTTACATATGGAACTGGACTAGCAGATAAAGAAACTGCATGGCCTTATGAACTAGCAGAGATGTTAGGGTTTGATAGAGATGAAACTGTCACAGAAGCAGACAGAGGCGTTTCTAATACATATATTGTAAGAACAACAATTAAAACTGTGAGTGATTTTCTACAAGAAGGTAAGAAGCCTTTTTGTGCTATAGGTATGACTGCTCCTAGCAGAAGAGAGCATTTTATAGAAGATAAAAATCTACTAGTTCATAATATACCGTCACCGGAATATCATGGTAACATTAGACTCGAAGAAGAAACTAATAAAGAATTGGCATTGTTAAATTCTTTATACATGAAGCATTTTTGGAGTCCAACATATGACTTCCATCAATATCTTATAAATGTTTTAACACTTCAAAACTTTTTTAAGAATGCTGATTTAGAATATGTAATTTTTAATTCACTAAATCTTACACCTAACTTGATTGATCCTACAATCTTTTCAGAAATTTGTGAGCAAACAGAAATGACAAATGTTATGGCGCAAATAGATATGACTAGATTATATGAACAACAAACATTCTTTACATATATGTATGATAATGAGTTATACTATGATAAAGAGGGCGACGAAAGGTATATGCATCCAAACAAAGAAGCACATAATGGTTGGGCAAAAATATTATTTGATGATATAGAAAGAACAAGATCAGGAAACGGATAATGAAAACACTTTGGGAAATCATAACTTGGCCTTTTGTCGAGTATAAAAGAAAAAAGCAGCTAAAGAAGAAAATGGAAGAACTTCGTAAGAGAGATCCTTTCATTTACAAATAGGAGTTACCTATGAGAGTTATGGGAATTAGCGGTGCGTTAAACCACGATGCGGCAGTATCAGTTGTTGAAGATGGTCGCATATTATATGCTTCACATAGTGAACGCTACAGTAAGATTAAAAACGATCCACTGCTAAATGATGCGATTATAAATGCTGCGTTATCGTATGGTAAACCAGATGTTATTGCTTGGTATGAAAAACCTCTACTAAAGAAATTTAGACAAGCAACAGCACAACAATGGGATTTTGTATTTGATTGGGACGAAATGCCCAAGCGTTATATTAAGAAAAAGTTCCCACAGTTAGCAGGTATCAAAATTGAATATCAATCGCATCATTACACACATGCTGCCTCTGGTTATTACACAAGTAAACTTGCGGAAGCGGCTGTCGTTGTTATTGATTCTATAGGTGAATTTGAAACTCTTAGTATCTGGCGTGGTCGAGGAGACAAACTGGAAAAACTATATTCTCAGGATTATCCTAACAGTGTAGGTCTTTTCTATTCAGCTATGACACAGCGACTAGGACTAAAGCCACAAGAAGACGAATACATTCTTATGGGTATGGCAGCGTATGGTGATCCGTATCGCAGACATAATGGAAAAACTTTAGTACAACATTTAATGGATGATTTTGGTATTAAGTTAGAAGACCGCAGCGGAGAAGTATTCAAATTAATATCATTTAAAGAAAATCTACATAGAGGTTGTCGTTGGTTTTTAGAAGAACTACAAGAAGAACAAGACTTGTTTGATATAGCTGCCGCAACTCAATTGGTGTATGAACATATGTTGGAGCGTATTGTATATACAGCTAGAAATATGTCTCTTAGTACAAACATAATAATTATGGGAGGCTGTGCGCTAAACTGTAGTGCTAACTCTAAAATCACAGCAGCATTTAGAAATATATGGATCATGCCTAACCCAGGTGATGCAGGTTCTTGTATCGGCGCTACACAAAAATATTTTAATAATCGTATTCATTGGGAAACACCTTATTTAGGACATGAGATTAAAGGATCATATCCAGTAGAGAAAGCATTAGCAGCATTATTACGTGGTGAGATTGTTGGTATAGCAAACGGAAGAGCAGAGTTCGGTCCACGTGCGCTAGGCAATCGTACATTAACAGCAGACCCACGTGGTGATGATATTAAAGACCGTATGAATGAAATCAAACGCAGACAAAAGTTTAGACCTTTTGCACCGATGATTTTAGAAGAAGACGTAAATGATTATTTTTACATGCCAAAAAATGTGACAGAAAGCCCATATATGCAGTTTGTTGCTGAATGTAAATATCCTGATGAATTACCTGCTATCATTCACAAAGACGGAACATCACGTGTACAGACTGTAAGACATGACCAACATCCTGAGCTATATGAATTACTATATAAGTTCAAAAAAGAAACAGGATGTCCGATGTTAGTCAATACATCATTAAACATAAAGGGACAACCAATAGTAAATGATGAAAAGGATGCTGAAGATTTTGCCAAACATTATGGTATTTCGGTGTTTACAAGTGACGATTAATATGTTATAATACGTTAAAGATATATGGATAATTATGGCTTACGATTGTTTTTTTATAACACTTGATTATTGCAAAGAAGAATTTTCAAAGTACAAACGTATTAGGGAAAAAATGCCTAATGTTCGCATGGTTAAAATTTCAGATAACAATCAAATAAAAGAAGCAGTGACCAAAATACAAAAGTTGAGTAATACAGAATATATGTGGGTGATTGATCCTGAAACACAAGTCAACGATGATTTTAATTGGAACATGATCCCTGAAGTTTGGGATAATAAGTTATCACATGTTTGGTATACGGATCTAAGAAATAACTATTCAATGTCTATTGGGGTTAAACTTATACACAAAAATTATGACTTAGATGATTTTGATAACAGTTTGTATTTTAAAAAAGGACATTACAAAGAACACAAAAGTAATGTTCATTATGTTACAGTTGATAAAAAATATGATATTGTTTATTTGAGTTATAATGAACCTTTTGCTGATGAAAATTACCATAAACTTTTAGAAAAGGAACCAGACGCAAAAAGAGTTCGTGGTGTTAAGGGTATTTTTAATGCTCACAAGGTAGCATCTGAGATAGTAGAAACTGATATGTTTTATGTCGTAGATGCAGACGCTGAGATAGTAGAGGATTTTGAATTTGATTATTATGCTGATCCATGGGATAGAGAAACAGTACATGTTTGGAAATCTCGTAATCCGATCAATGATTTAGAATATGGTTATGGCGGCGTGAAACTATTTCCAACTAAATTGTTACGTCAAGCAACCCATTGGAACATAGATTTTACTACGTCAATATCAGATAAATTCAGAATTATGGATGCAGTATCCAACTATACTACATTTAACACTGATCCGTTTAATACTTGGAAGAGTGCTTTTAGAGAATGTGTTAAGCTAAGTAGTAATATTATTAATCGTAGTGTAGAAGAAGAAAATAATACTAGATTAGATACTTGGTGTACTGTGGGAAAAGACAGACACATGGGCGAATTTGCTTTATTGGGAGCAAACTCTGGAAAACAATATGGTGAGAAATTTCACAACCAACAAGATAAATTAAATCTTATAAATGATTTTGATTGGTTAAAAACAAAGTTCAAGGAAGAAAACAATGGTTAAAAAAATTAGAATGATTGATAAAAACAGACGTAGAAAAACATCAGTCAAATCAAATCAAGACCTATATGATAGTGTAGGAGTAGATCCAACGCTTACTATAGAAGATGAAACAGAGAGTGCAGCAGCAGGAGCTACAATAACTATAGCAGAAAATTTTCCTGAAGTTATCGGTACTCCGCTTTTAGAACATTATAATTACCAAGAAATGGTAGAACAGTATTCACAAGTTAATGTTGCTCAACAATTAGGTAACTATCGTAGTGCTATGGACTTTTTAACTTATTATACGCCACAAGATAAAGATAATCTTTCGGATAGATTAAAAAAGATTATCTATCACTTCCCCAATGTCGATATGGGTTCTTTCTTAACAAAAGAAAGTGCTAGAATTAACACATGGATTATTCAACATTTGTTCCATTCATTTGGAGAAAAGTATATCGGTACTGTGTATCTATTAGGCGGCGGCATGGGGTTACTGGGTGCCATGATGCTAGACACGAAACTTAGGTTTGAAAATATTCGTTCTTTTGATATTCACGGATCTGGACAGTTTTTGGCTGATGAAATGATGTCAAATGAATTATTACAAGATTGGAGATTTAAGGCAACAACACAAGATATATTTAATATTGGTTATGATGAAAATGTATTCTCTACTGTTCTTCCAGACGGTACTATATCTAACCCATTCAAAGAAATACCTGGAACTTTGATCAATCCTAATATTAGTTACTTAGAAAAATATGAAGCATGGTGGGATATGATACCAGATATGCGCAGAGTAGTTGTAGTCGGTGAAACTGGTGATGTACCAAGACCATTCTCCAGCTCACAAGCATTCAATCGTAAGTTTGAAATGAACTACGAAGTATATACTGGTGTTATACAAGTCGATAAAAAATATTACTTTATGAAAATAGGATACAAATAATGTTAGAAACTTTTGAATTATTAGATAGATTTGAAATACTATATCCTGAAGTAGAAGAATTTCCTCTACTTAGACGGGCATATATTGATAAAGATATGTCTAGTATATTCAAACTATTAGAAAAAACTAACTTATATGCAGACGAATTGCGCAAAGCTGTTATTGAAGAAAATCTGCATAGTATTTTTAGATTACTTCCAGATGATTATGATGACCTGCGTAAAGCAGTTGTAGAAGAAAATAGACACAGTATTTTTAGACTATTACCTGCGCAGTTCGATGAACTTAGAAAAGCAGTTATTGAAAAAAATATAAGAAGTATTTTCAGACTATTAGAAGAAGAAAAACATTATAATAAACTAGAAGATTTAAAAAAGGCGGTGGCAGAGGACAATTTATATAGTTTGTTTAGATTATTACCTGACTATTATTCTGGTTTAAAAAACAGCGTGTGTGATAAGAATGTACATAGTATTTTTAGATTTGTAGATACTGATGATAGAAAAACAGATGATTTAAGAAAAGCAGTATTAGAAAAAAACTTACATAGTGTCTTTAGATTATTAGAAGACCATGATTTGCGTAAATTACTTTTAGAAGATAATACCAACAAATTGTGGGATATTATCAAAAGATATAAAGACGTACAATTTGTGGATGCTTTAAAATATTTTTATTTGAATGATATAGAAATCAATACTGATTGTTTGAGTAGAGGTCAGATAAAAAGTAAGATGTGGTTAGTTGAAGAAGTTTCTAAATTAGATGTAGATTTAGGAATAGTATTCCTATGCGCAGGATGGTATGGTACGCTTGCTACAATGTTATTTGAAAGCGGAATTAAGATTGAAAAGATAAGAAGTTTTGATATTGATCCTACTTGTGCTAACATAGCAGAGACATTTAATAAGAAATGGTTATTAGAAGATTGGCGTTTTAAGGCAAGTACATTAGATATTATGAAATTCAAATGGTCAAAAAACCCAGCACCTAGCGACGGTTCTATCGGTAATATGTATTATGAAACGATTGCAAATGATGCTGTTGTAAAACTTAAAGACAATCCTGATACTATAATTAACACAAGTAGTGAACATATTGAAAACTTTGATGAATGGTATAATAATATACCAGATGGAAAATTAATTATACTTCAGAATAATAATTTTGTAGATATTGAAGAACATGTAAATTCTTTTAAAACACTAAAGCAGTTTAGTAAAAGCGTAAAAATGAAAGAAACTCTATTCGAAGGTGAATTAGTATTACCACAATATAAGAGATTTATGAAAATAGGTTACAAGTAATGAATAAAAATATACTACTCGTTGGATGTAGTTTTATTAGAGGAGTATATTCAGACGATGAACTAGATCCAAATATATTAGACTTGAGATTTGGTCATTTGTTGTATGATACATTGACAGAAAGAGGATTAAAAGATTTTAATATATATGATACATCTTTTTTCTGTAATAGTGTACCTACACAGTGTATGATGATAGAACAACATCTAAAACACGAAAGAGTAGATTATGTAGTTTTTCAAGCAACTGTACCAAATAGAATTGGTTTAATAACAGATATTGAAAAGTTTATGTATGCAATATCTAATATTGGAATGATAATTGATGAAAATCTTACTAGGGGAGATGATAGAACTAAAAGAAACTACTTTACACTAAGAGGAAAAAATAACGGTGAAGATGTTTTCGGAAAAATAGATAAAGATTTGGGCGGTGTTTGGCTAAATGCAGGAATGATATATCACATGATTGAAAACAATAATAATTTGCTTAAATGGGTGACAGAAACATATTCAGAATATATGTCATGTCATGTCGGAGACATCGGAAATTGGTATTCTGTACAATCTAATTTATCGTTATTATTATATTCTCGTAAGTTATTAGAAAAAAGTAAAGTGCCTTTTAAAATCTTTGAATGGTTTGGATATGATGATTGTGAAACACTTGATACTTTTGATTTTTCTGTAAAAAAAGAAGGAATATTAGATAACCATTGGACAGATGATGGTTGTCATTTAGGTATTACCGGTCAGAAGAATATAATTGATAATTACTTAGTAGATGATATAATGAAAGTATTAACATAATGTATAACTATGATGATATAAAAATGGTACACTTAGAAGTTACACAACGTTGTCAAGCAGCATGTCCTATGTGTGACCGTAACGAAAACGGCGGACCTGATAATAAACACATCACTAATGCTGAACTAAGTTTAGAAGATTGTAAGCGTATTTTTCCAGTTGAATTTATTCAACAATTAGATACTATGTATATGTGTGGCAACTTAGGAGATCCTATTGTTGCTAGAGATACACTTGAAATATTTAAATACTTTAGAGAACACAACAAAGACATGTGGCTCTCAATGAATACAAATGCAGGAGCAAAAGATGAAACGTGGTGGCGTGAACTTGCCCAAGTCTTTGGTAGAATGGGCACTGTTATTTTCAGCGTGGATGGTCTTAGTGACACTAATCATCTATACAGGCAGAATGTTGTCTGGCCTAACGTAGAACGCAACATGAAGGCGTTCATAGACGCCGGAGGTAGAGCAAGATGGGACTATATAATATTTGCTCACAATGAACATCAAGTAGAAGAAGCTGAAGCACTTGCTAATGAGTGGGGATGTGAAAGATTTCAAAAGAAAAAGTCTGGTAGATTTATTGTAGCAAGTGGTGAAACACAAAAAGATTCACATCAAGCACAAAATCGTAAAGGTGAAAAAACTACTGAAATCAAAAAACCTACTAGCGAAGAAAATCAGAATCTAGCACTTCTAAAACAAAAAGAAATAGAAAAGTCATACGGCAGTATGCGTGATTACTATGATAAGTGTAGTATAAATTGTAAAGCAATTGAAAAGAAAGAAATCTTTGTCACTGCGGAAGGCTTACTGATGCCTTGTTGTTGGACTGCTGGGCGTATGTACAAGTGGTGGCATAAAGACTATCGTGTAGAACAAATTTGGGATCATATTGATGCATCTGGAGGTAAAGATGCTATCAGTTTACTAGATAATTCTATAGAAGAAGTAATGAACGGTAAATTACTTGATGGTATCGTAGACAGTTGGAATAAACCCAGCTTATCAGATGGTAAACTGGGTGTATGTTCTATGAAATGTGGAAGTGAATTTGATCCATTTGGTGAGCAATTTAAATAGACTTTGCTTTATCATAAAGCGGAGTTAATTCAGGGAATGTTTTACACAAATCTGTTCTACGTTTATTATCTATTAATACTGTACCATCATACCAAGATTTAAGATTTTTTGTATTAGTTGTGTGTTCGGGGTCATCTTTATTAAGCCAATCAATCCATCTAGGCAATGTATACTTCCATGATGATGGATGTTTACCTGATTTCAATGATCTTTCGGCGGCATCCTTTGCCTTCTCTGCCAATTCAGGAATGTATAAAAGCATGTCGGGTGATGTTGTTAAGTTATTCCATATAGTTAAACTACCATCAACAATTTTAAGTCTATTTTCATTATCGTCTGGTGGGCAATTATCTATATACCATTCGCCTAATTCATCTATTGTAAGAGCATTATATACATTCCAACATGTTTGTATATTGAGTACTAAACCTGCATCACGGACTTTATTATAGGTTTCTAACCATTTATTGTCTTTATATCCCCAACGAATATATTCACCCTTTTCTCCGTGGCCATCACTACTCATTATAACTTTGGCGTTATCGCCCCAATGTACTAAGTATTCTGAAATAATATCAACGCCTTTGTAGCTTTTTGTAATACTACCGTTTGTATGACTCCATATGAATATTTTCTTGTGTAGTCCACGTTTTAGAAGAGCATCCAATAATTCATATGTTTCTTCAGCTAACCATGGTTCACCGCCATTTAAGTGTATATCTTTTATAGTATCAGCATGATCCAGTACATACTGTACTTTCTTTTTACCGTCATTTTTCCAATTGTCCATATGACTAAAATAGTTTTCTGGATCATTACCGTTTAAGATAGCAAATTCTTTTTTGTAGTTGTTGTTAATAGTAGTACTAAGTTCCGGTGTACAACCTAAACACGCAAAGTTACATTTATTTGTCCATAAAAAATCTAACCAATACGGCTTATGCTCATGTAGTGTGCCATCCTCATCTGTCGCATTAATTAGAGTTTCTAAATCATCTAACTCTGCGTTAGCATTGCCCATTATTCTGTTAAGAGCTGGATCGCCTTTTTGTTCTTGTAACCAACATGCTTTACATTGTGGATGTCTTTTGTTTTGTAAGAATGCAGCACGTACACTTTTAGCGTGGTCACTATTGTACATTTCTTCAAATGTCTCTTTTGTACTCCAACCTATTGGAACCCTTGATTTACAGCATGTACTAACCAATCCTTGTGGTCCCTCGTGGAAACTATTCCAAGGACTAGCACAAAAATTACTACCGTACTTTTTTGTTACTTCTACGTGCTGTTCGTATCTTTTATCAATTGACTTTTGCATAAATATATTTATCATAATTAAGTGAGTATATAATACAATGAATATAGATGAAATAAAAAGAGTTGAGTTAGAGATTACTAGTGACTGTAACGCAGCATGTCCGGGTTGTGCTAGAACACAAAACTTAGATATATTACAACCGCGAAATCTGTCAATTGAACAAATTAAAACTTGGTTTCCAGATCGTAGACATATTGAAAACAAGATATTTAAATTGTGCGGTGTATTGGGTGATCCTATTGTAAACCCAGATTGTATGGCTATAACTAAATGGTTATTAGAAAATGGCGGTTATGTACACTATTCTACAAACGGTGGGCGTAATAGCGCAGACTGGTGGTATGAGCTAGGTGTGCTAGGTGGTACGTATGACCGAGACAGGCTTAAGGTTCATTTCTGTGTAGACGGAATGGAAACAAATTACATCTATCGTGTCAATACAGTCTACGATGTTATAGATAGAAATATGCAGGCATATAGCGATGGTGGACACAGTACGGGTGGTCGTGCTGAAGCTAGTTGGATCTATATCGTATTTGACCACAATGAACATGAAGTAGAAGCAGCAAAGAAACGTGCTGAAGAACTTGACTTTAGATTTGCCACTCGTACAGGTATGAGAAATACTTACCATGATTGGGTTGCAAAAATTAAAAAGAAAGACCATGAAAAAAAGAAAGTTGTTACAGAAGAAAAGACAATTACGACTACTGGTGCTAAAGAACACAGTAAAGTGGCTGTTGTAAAAGAACTTGACAAATTTATTGAAGCGTATACAGAAGAACCAAAGAGTATAGATGAACAAAAACTAAAAGAAGTTGTTGATAGTATTAACTGTAAGTTTTACCATGATAAAGAAATATTTGTAAGTGCTAATAGTACTCTATGGCCTTGTTGTTTCTTGTGGGATAGTGCTTTTAAAAATAAAGATGGTATACTAGATAAGTATAGTTCTTTCCCTGAAGGTTGGAACGATTTAAATAAACATAGTATTGAAGAAGTATTAAACACTGATTACTATCTACAGACACTAGCAGACAGTTTTGATCCAAGACATAATAAACATATTAGTCGTTGTATTAGAACTTGTGCCAAAAATCGTGCGTATCATAATGAGATAAATTATGCCTGATATATTAGTTTTTGGCTGTAGCTACACACAAGGGTTTAAAGCTCCATACGAAGAAAGCTGGAGTTGGCAACTAAGCAAAAGACATCCACACTTAAATTTTATAGATTTGAGTAAAGGCGGTAGTAGTGTACAATTTCAATATTTCTTATACAGTATATTATTACAAGAAATGAATCCAGACGCTGTGATATTTCAACTTACTACTCCATTCAGAATTACTTTATGGCCAGAAGTGTTTGACTGGAAAAAGTATACTGTAAAACGTTCAGATAACTATACATTCTTTGATAACGATTTATTAGAAAAAGATTGTGTATTTGCTAGTAGCGCCTGGTTAACTACTCATGGTATATTTACGGGTAATAGACCAAAAGACTTAACAAACTTACCTGGTATCGCTCCTGATTATATAGAATGGGTACAATCATATTTTGAAAATGTAAATAGTCATCAGCATAAGATTAATTTTCAACCACTAGCAGATAGAATTAACCGTGAAGTAGATTTATGCTTTGAACACAAAGACAGTGTAAGCGGAGCAGAACATCAATATAACAGTGCAGAGCCAATACATTGTATAGAAACAATGTTTGGTGATGACTTTAAAAAATATTCTGCTGATTCAGCTAGTCACTTTACAGTAGAAGGTTGTTTACGAGTAGCAGATTGGATCGAAAAGGATTTTTTAAAACCTAGAGGTCTAGTATGAAATGTGCCGCGCCATATATAGGTATATTCTATCGTACTAATAATAATCGTATCTCTCCGTGTTGTCAATATAGAACAACATATGATCCAATGGAGTATGATTATAAAGACGCTGTACAGGATATAGAAGAACAAGAACAAACGCCTAACTGTGAAACATGTTGGGAACGTGAACGTTATGGTAAGAGTACACTAAGAAAAAGTTTTGATCGATACCGTGAATCATTCGCAAGTGATTGGGATGGTCACAGTTTTATGCCAGTATATGCGGATATACGCACAAGTAATTATTGTAATCTACAATGTAATATGTGTTCACCATTAGACAGTAGTAAGATAGAAAGTTTTATTAAAACTAATCCAGAAATGGAAGAGTATTTCAAAGACGTTTCACCGGGATATCAAAATAGTACAGTGAATGTTCCAGTAGCAGATTTAGGAAAATTAAGAGTTCTTAAAGTTGCAGGTGGTGAACCTACAATTGATCCAAAATGTATAGAATTTTTAGATAGCTTTATAGCAGAACATGACGCTAGTAATGTTGAATTGTGGGTTACAACAAATGCTACACGCATGTTACCGTTCTTACGCAAATATAAACCATTATTTAAAAGATTATGTGTTACACTAAGTTTAGATGCGTCTGGTCCTATTGTTGAATTTATACGTTATCCTGCAGATTGGAATATTATACAATCAAATATAGACTCGGCTATCGAAGAAGAATTATGTGATGATATGAATATCAATATAGTTACACAACCTTATAATTTAATATCATTTAGTAGTTGGGCACCATGGTTCTCTGAATTTAAAGAACGTGTGCCTAGAACTAAAATAGTATTTTTAGAATGTAGTAACCCAAAACACTTTAGTACCAGGGCAATGTCTGAGAGAGCCAGAGAGCGTTCTGTAGAAGGTATAGACTATATAAGAAGCAACTATAGTAATTTACAAGATAAGTGTGATGAACTTTATAAAATTGTAACAGGTAAAACTTATGATGTAAAATATCATAAAAAGTTAATTAAGTATACAGAAGACATAGGTCGAATAAGAAACATCGATGTTTGGTCTATTGATCCTTCATTTGAATATCTGAAATAAAATCTGCTATTTGTGGATATAGCATTTCAGTGTAATCTTGTTCTCTTACTTTATCTAGTGTTAGCGTATCTAGTTTTAGTTTTGCCCGCTTTTTAAGCACCATCTCTTCATCCATCTCAGCGTCTATACAATCTCTGAGATACGCACATGTCTTTTGCAATGCTGGTCTTGTATATGAGTTAGCATCTTCTAAGGCAACACACATATTCATCCATGCAGTTTCTAATAACTCTTGTGATGCCCATTTGACATCTAAACAGCTTTCATATGGATGAGGGTCTGGTATACATTTCCAAGTAATTTTATGCTCTGCAAACCAGTTATGTTGGTGTACCCAATCTACTAGATTACGAATATTAATCATATTATATATTGTTAAAACAGAACACACGTGTATTTCTAATTTTTCTGGATCTGTATTCTCACATAAATCTTCAATGTTCTTCTCTAATTTTCTCCAACTAAATGGATATCTTATATATTCATATGTACTACGGGTCGCATCAACTGAAATAGTAAAGTGAGTTTTATTGAACTTATTAATTGTTTCAAACAATCTATTGTTGAACTTAGTTCCGTTTGTTGTAAGGTGTAGTTTTATATTTTCTGGATTAATATTATCAACGATATCCCAGAATATTTTACTAGTAGTAGGTTCACCGCCGGTAAATTTTAATTCTGTTATTTCATCAGACAATTCTATAATTTCGTTTACATATTGCTCACCTATTCCAAAGAAAGTTTGTGTTCCATTTGTGTCGTCTTTACTTTCTTCTTCTTTTATGTTATAATACTCTGGTAAAGGTAAGCCAAGTTCTAATATCTTATTGTAGTCTTGTCTTAGACTGTTACTGACACTGGGAGAACACATACGACAACGTAAATTACAATTTTCATCTAACATAGAATCTATTCTAGTGAGTTTAGTATCGATAGGTTTCTCTATTGCCTCTATAGCAGTAATACGAGGACTATGTCCTGTTTTGTCTTCTAAGTTCCAGCAATAGTTACACGCTTCATTTTTAATACCATTTAAAATATCGGAACGTAGATTGTCAAACTGTTCACTTAAAAATATATCTTTTAATGATTTGCCTTCTGATATCAGTTCTGATACTCCCATTGGGTCATCATCATTAGTTTTCATATTACAGCATGGGGTTATACGGTGTGGTTTTCCTTTGTACCAAGACTTGGGTGCAATACTATCAAATGGGAAAGTGCAATATGTTCTGTGTTTCATACTGTTATTTATGTTCGTAGTTAATAAGATAAATATAAGCATGTCACATAAAAACTTTTGTATTCTACCTTTCATACATCTTGCGACTACAACAGAAGGTAATTGCCGTCTGTGTTGTAAAGTATCAAAGCATAATGTCATACGTGATAACGATGGGATTCCATATAACATCAATACACATAGTGTAGATGAAATATGGAATAGTACACATATGAAAAATAGAAGACAGCGTATTTTAAATGATGAGAGATTACCTGAATGTGATATATGTTTTGATGAGGAAGACAAATATTATACATCTGGTTCTGAAATTTATCCCAGCAAAAGACGTAGAGAAAATCAAAAATGGGTACAGAAAAATGAGTTTGATGATACTGTAATAAACAATCCAAAAATAAAATACTATGACATAAGACTTGGTAATCTATGTAATTTAAAATGTCGTATGTGCTGGCCTCAGTTTAGCAGTCAAATTGTAAAAGAGCATACTAAGTTTGAACAGAGTGGTGATAAACTTTGGTACAGTAATTTTAAAGATATAAATGAAAATTGGGCAACACAAGAGTTTTGGGATTTTATAAGTAAAAACAGAGTTGATATAGAAGAGATTACATTTGTTGGAGGTGAACCTACTCTACACGAAGAAATGTATGATTTTTTAAAACAAGTTACTGATGATGGTACATCAAAAAATATAAGATTAAAGATTACTACAAATCTAACAAATCTACAAGAACGATTATTAGAGTATCTACCTCAATTTAAAAAGGTAACATTAGATTGTAGTATTGATGGTGTTGGTAAAGTACAAGAGTATATAAGAAATCCAAGTGACTGGGAAACGATTGGTAGAAATATGAATCGAATACTAGAATTGAATAGTGATACCATACTTTTAAATATTAGTACAGTTGTTCAAGTATATAACTTATTTGATTTGGGTAACTTAGTTGATTGGTATATTGAAAAATTAACACAAAATACATCAGGGCTGAATAACGTACAGTTGATGCTTAACAAATTATATGATCCAAATTACTTAAGTATGTATTTAATAAATAAGAGTGCTAGAAAAGAATGGTACTATGATGTGTTTGTGCCAACTAATACAAAACTAAAAAGTATCATAGACAACATAGAAGACTATGATGAAAATGATAGATGGAAATGGAAAGAAATCGAAGAAGTCAGACTTAGAATATTAAGTATTGCTAAAGAGCTTGGGTTAGTATACGTTAATAGCAAATCAAAAAAAGAAATACATAATCCAGAGTTAGATTGGTCTGATGATATAAAATATGCTGAACAAACATTAAAAGATGAATTTATTGCTTATACAAAACAACTGGATAGGCATAGAAAAGAAAATATTAAAGACATAATACAAATAGAAAGACATATATTATGACAAAGAAAAGTGATACATTCTGTATTTTACCGTGGGTACATCTGAGTACAAGACCAGATGGTTCAATGCGTGTATGTTGTACTGCTAATGCATCCAGTGTTGGACCAACTAATGATAAAGAACACGGTGGTATGGTAGGTATTCTAAAAGATGATGAAGGTAGACCCAACAATCTGAATGTAACTGATTTTCAAACTGCTTGGAATAGTAAGTACATGAAGAATGTACGCAGACAGATGATGAACAGTGAAGTCCCACCGAGTTGTGTAAAATGTTTTAAAGAAGAGGCTGCTGGACACAATTCAAAACGTATGTGGGAGACTAATTACTGGAGTCAACGTGTAGATGTTGACAGATTACTAGATAATACAACTGAAGATGGTGAAGTCCCACCAGAGTTGACGTATATTGATTTGCGATTTGGTACAAAATGTCAGTTAGCATGTGTTATGTGTTCGCCACACGATAGTTCAGGTTGGATTAAAGACCATTCAAAGATATTCCCACTTGTTCAGAATAATTCATTGAAGGAAACAATGCAATGGGCTGATAAGGGCAGCACAAATGGTAGTTCTTACAACTGGCATAAACAAAATCCAGTATTTTGGGAACAATTCTATTCACAGATACCGAATATGCAGCAGATTTATTTTGCTGGTGGCGAAAGTCTTATTATTGAAGAACACTATGAGATATTAGAAGAATGCATACGTCAGGGTCATGCTAAAAACTTAGAACTACGTTATAATTCAAACGGAGTTGAGTGGCGTGATGACTTATTTGACTTGTGGAAAGAATTTAAACTAGTTCGTTTCCATTATAGTGTAGATAGTATTGGTGAAATGAATAGTTATATTCGTTATCCTAGTGAGTGGAAGCGTACTGAAGAAGTTTTTCATATACTAGATAATGAAACAACTGATAATGTTGAGATTACAGTTGCGTGTGCTGTACAAGCACTTAATATCTACTATTTGCCAGACTTTATTCGTTGGAAATTAGAACAAGGATTTAAAAAGATTAATATGTGGCCGTTTGGAGCTGGTGGTATTAATTATCACTTTGTATACCATCCACCACATTTAAATGTTAAAGTTCTACCTACTGAATTTAAAGAAAAATGTAGAAAAAAATACGAAGAGTTTTATCCATGGTGGGAGGCTAACTGGGAAAAAGGTATTCCTGGCTGGCACAAGGGTAAAGTAAATTATGATGAATGGCGTAGCGCAAGTTATGGTATTGATAGATTAGAAGGGATGCTCAAATTTATGGAGAGTGAGGATTGGAGTATTCGCCTTCCCGAATTAAAAGAATATTTAATGCTGTGTGACAAACAAAGAAACTTAAATTTTTACGAAGTATTTAAAGATATGAAAGGAATATTCGATGGCATTTGATGTTAGTTTAAGTAATAAAAGTTATGAAATGCACAATATCAGTACTGATGTATTACATCAAGTAGACGAGGCATTATATCCGTATGATCCGACTTGGAAACGTGTTGGTGTAAATGTTAGTGGCGGCGCAGATAGTGCTGTTGGCACAGCGATACTAGCAGAGTTAATTGAAAAACATGGAAACAACACAGCAATCTATTTTTTAACAAACGTAAGAGTTTGGAATAATAGACCTTGGGCAGCACCTATTAGTGTAGAAGTATATAATAAAATACGTGAAATGTTCCCAAATGTTTGTATGGAACGTATTCAGAATTTTATTCCACCAGAGTTAGAAGAAGGCGCTATTGGTATTATAGAGAAACTAGGGACAACCGGTGATAGGCAATGTACACAGAGTTTCAATAGTTTTGCTGTTCACACATATAAGTTAGATGCTGTATATAATTTTATTACAAATAATCCAGCACCTGATGTGGTAAATCATACCAAAGGTCCATGGGATAGAGTATGGAATGAAGAAAGATTATCAACTACCAGCGTATGTCCACAATATATTGAAAAAGATGATACAGCCTTCAGAGATCCAGTACTGGTTCATCCTTGGAAACTTATCACCAAAGACTTTATTATGGCACAATATTATAGACGTGGTTGGGAAGATTTACTTAACACTACTCGTAGTTGTGAAGGTGATAAAGTTATATTCCCAGATGATTTTGTGGATCACACCAAATATGTACATGGCGAAACACCACTACCCACGTGCGATCAGTTATCAGATGATCCTAATAGAGGCTGTTATTGGTGTGCCGAACGTGAATGGGCAAAAGCAACAGCAAAGGAAAAGTTAGGTGAAACCAACTAAAGATAATACTTTTTGCTGGTTTCCATTTTCATTACTGGCGTTAAAGACTTGGCATTACAAGTATGGCATTACGAATGCTGCGCCGTGCTGTAATTCGATACGTCCTGATATGCCTGATCCGTTAAATAACCACATAGAACTGATATCTAATCCTGATACTATTACCGCAGAAGAAATATTTCATGGCAAGACGATGAATGAAATAAGAGAGTATGCGTTAACTAACAGAAGACATCCTTCATGTGCTACGTGTTGGAAGATGGAAGAAAACGGAAATGGAGATGACGTTTATAGTTATAGATTAGACAGCATGCCTCCTGGCTTATTAAAAATAACAGACGAAGACGAATTAGATGATCTTATAGAAAATCCAAAATTAAGTTCTATTGATTTTGCGTTTGGTGAAAACTGTAATTTGAGATGTCGTATGTGTCAACCAGGTTTAAGTAATAAACTTAGATTAGACTATCAATATTTTGCCGATAACAATGTGGACACAAGTGGTATTCAAGGATTTGATTGGCAGAAACGCAGAGATACTATCATAAAAGAAAATTCTCTTACTGAATTATCGTTAGAAGAACAAAAGAGAACGGATCAAGAATTATACATAGGTGGCGAATACCAAGTATACAACTGGAAAGACGGAAAACAGTGGGAAAATATATTAGACAATATACATAATTTAAAACATATAAAAGCAACTGGTGGTGAAACTCTTATGAGTAAACCTTTTATACAGTTTTTAGATACGGCTATTGAAACTGGAGCCTCAAAAAATATTATGTTAGAGTTCCATACTAATGCTACTAAGTTTTCAAATGAAAATATAGAAAAGTTAAAAAAGTTTGACGGTCTTGTATTAAATTGTAGTATCGATGGATATGGGAAAAATTATGAATATATAAGATACCCTATGAAATTTTCAGTATTAGAAAAGAGTTTAAGAAATATTTTAGAATCTGTCAAAGATATTAATTATAAAAGAACACCATATGGATTCATAAAAAACTTTAGTTTCAATGTCGTTCTTAGTGTGCTAAATGCACATTACTTAGAGGATTTAGTAGAGTTTCATTATAGTTTACATAAAGAGTATGGTAGAAAATCAAATGAATTTGCTGTATTCTTTTTAGACTTGCTTTGGCCCGAAGAAAAATACATAAATGTTAAGTTTTTACCTAAACATATAAAGTTAGACTTGATAGAAAAATTTAAAAATATCAAAGAAAATTATAGTCATAATAATGATTATTATCATACTAATATGACAAGTGGTATTTCTTTCTTAGAAGCAAACTTAGATTTAGAAATAACAGAACAACATAGATTGAATATGCTAAAAGAAATAAAAGTGTTTGACATGAGTAGAAATCAATGTTATAATGATTACATTCATCCGGACATAATAGAATTTTTGGAGACTCCAATAAAATGAAAGATTTAGAATACACTGATTTTACAGCAATCAATTTGCTGGATGGTGACAATCTTACTGTAACGTGGGATGTGGGTAGACGTTGTAACTATGACTGTACATATTGTCCACCACATAGACACGATAACTTTTCACCACATGCTAATTTAGAAACTTTAAAAAAGACTGGCAGATTTATTTTTGATTACGCAAATTTAATGATGCCTTATAAAAAAAATAAAGGTATAAACATCAATTTTACTGGTGGTGAACCTACAAACAATCCAAACTTTTTAGAGTTTGGCGAATGGCTACAGCAAACATGGCGTGAAAATTATAAAGATGATTATAGACTAAACTTGACTATTACTAGTAACGGTGCTTTCGGTAAAAAGATGGCAGACAGTGTTTGCGAAAACTATGGCTTTATGACTATCAGTTACCATGCGGAAGCACATTCAAGTTTAAAAAAACAAGTTGTTAATAACATTTACTATCTAACTGAAAAAGGATTCCCAATCAAAATTAATGTTATGTTCCATGCTGAATATTGGGATGAATGTAAAGAATTATGTATGCGTTTCGAACGTGATGGTATCGGTTACGTTCCGCGTATGATTGGTGAACACGAAGATAGTAAAAATAGTTATGCCCATAAATATACTGAAGAACAATTACAGTGGATGAAAGATTATTGGGCAGATAAAAATGCAGCACTTAATAAAGATAAAACTACGGAAGAAGCAGAAGCAGAAGTAGGACACGAAGCTGGTGCTGTACAAGTCGAAAAAACAGAAGAAAAGAAATTTGCTAGACAGTTGGGTAGACCGTGTTGTGGTAGTCGCACAATGGAAACTTGCGGTACAGATGGTTGCTGGAGTAAAAGCACATTTTTAGAGTTTGCTAAGTTTCGAAACTGGCAATGTAGTGTCAACTGGTTCTTTTTACATATTGAACAACAAACAGATACTATCTGGCATCACCAAACTTGTCAAGCACGTTTTGATGGTACACGTGGTCCAATTGGATCTATTTCAGAATGCGATAAGATTATAGAAGAGTTCCGTACTAATATAGAAAATAAAACAATGCCTATTATAACATGCCCTCTAGGTCCTGGAAAGCATTGTGGATGCGGTATGTGTACACCTAAGAGTATTGAACGTGATGAACTAATGAGTATTTTACCTCAACACATTGAAGACATGAGTATATTTGAGAACACAAAATGAATGTAAATGAATTAATTGAAGCAAGCAAAAACGCTGAACATTGCCAACGTAACTGGGATCATACACAATCGGTTCCAGAAGAACATGTACATGCGCTAATTGATATAGCAACAAACATGCCTACTAAATCTAATGATGAATTTTACAGATTAGTAGTATCAACCGATAGAGATTTAAATCGTAAATTTTATGAATTGGCAGAAGATCCAGATAATCAACAAACTGTAGGTAGAAACGCACAAGTTGATGCACCTGTGGTGTTTACTTGGTTTGAACTTAAAAAAGAAGGCATTGGAGATTGGAAAAACACTCAAGGATTTTTTGATCCATGGTTATTAAATGCCAGAACTGCTATGGGAATTAGCAGTGGCGCTGTAGCATTTGCAGCGAATGCTTTAGGATACCGTACCGGATACAATCAATGTTTTGATTCAAAAGATATTGCTGAATTAGTAACAGAAGTTACAGGCGAAACAGATATTGAATTTTTTTCAAAACCACACTATCAATTGGGTATAGGTTTTCCTAATAAAGAACATACGTGGAATACTGTACTAAATGATGATGGTACTGTTTTTAGAAATATAGTTTCTCATAGTAAATCTATAAAAACATATGTAATATAAAGAGAATACATAATGTGGGATATGAAAACAATAGAATGGTTAGATATAGAACTAACAAGTTTTTGTAACATCCAATGTAAAGGATGTTTTAGAGTTATATCTAAACATGCTGATAAAATATTAAACAAAGAATATATTACAATTGATACAATACGTGAACGATTTCAAAAAGATATGTTTCCAAGTATTAAGATTATAAATTTTTGTGGCAGTGTAGACGAACCCACATCGCACCCACAATTCTTTGATATCATAAGACACTTTGCTGATTGGGGTGCGCATATTAACATTGCTACTAATGGCAGTTTGCGTCACCCACAATGGTGGACAGACTTAGCAGGACTACTACCAGAGAGCCACGCAGTTACCTGGGGAATCGATGGAAGTGATGAACTAAGTGAAGTTTATAGAGAAGGCAGTAGCTTTAAAAAAGTAGAACAAAACTATAAAGCATTTAACGCAGCAGGTGGTCGAAGTAATTGGCAGTTCATTGTTTTTGAACATAACGAACATCAGATGGAAGAAGCAAAACAAAAAGCATCTGACGAAGGGTTTAAAAATTTTAAAACTATTATTAGTCATCGTAAAGACACTAAAGGTGTGAAAGCGGCAAAGACTGAAGACATAGATAACGCAGTAGAGATACCATATGTGAGTTGTAAATATGGAAATCAAAAGCGTATCTTTATTAATCATACTGGTAACGTAATACCTTGTTGTCATTTAAATAGTAAAATGATGGAATATAATGTAACAGGTATTCACAAAGATGAATTTGAAACACTACTAGAAGAAAACGATTATAAAAATACGATAAATTTAGAAAACGCAAGTATTGAAGATGCCATAAACAGTAAAGTGTGGAAGGGCATTATTGATAGTTGGGATGGGGATAATCCTGTTCCTCGCTGTATGCAAGTATGTAAGCAAATGAAGCGTGATACATTTATAAAAGAAGAATTATGATTATAGAAACACCGAATGAACCTATAGGAGTATCAGTCAGTGGAGGTGCAGATAGCGCACTTCTATTGTACTTACTGATGTCTGTACATAAAAATAAAATGTACATATGTACAGTAGCAGCAGCAGATAAATTTGAACGTAATGCAAAAAGAACTCCTTCTATCATAGAGTACTGTAGCAATGCTACTGGATTTACAAACTATGACCATAGATTAAGACATATACCACATCAGACATTAGAAAACTTGAACGAGGATCTTAGTTCATTATTAGATAGTAATACTATAAGTTGTTTTTATAATGGTGCTACAGCTAATCCGCCGGCAGATGTCGTTGAGAGTTTCATTAGTAAAGATGGTCCAGTAGATGATAGAACACCAGACGGTAATCGCCCTGAAATTCTGTTTGATGGTAAAGTTAGATTACCATTTGCTAATATAGATAAACGTGGTATTGCTAATTTATATAGAAAACATAACTTATTAGATTTGTTTGAGTTAACTAGTAGTTGTGAATGGATGGATGACACGATGAAACATCTACCAGACATTGATCCTACAGTAGAACAGTGTGGTTATTGTTGGTGGTGTGAAGAAAGACAATGGGGATTTGGACGACTATGAGTGAAGACTTAAAATGGAGTGAGTATGACTTTACTAAAATACCTTTTGATGATTTAGTACAAGTAGGACAGCGTACATTACTTTACCGTGACTTATTTACAGTGTCATGGTTACTTGGACGCTTCTGTAACTATAGATGTAGTTATTGCTGGCCCTATGCCAGAAGTGACAGAAAAGATCACAGACCAACAGAGTTGTGTCTAGCAACAGTAGATGAAATAAAGAGGCAAGCACGTGATAATGGATTTAATAGTTTTCACTTTAGTCTTAGTGGGGGCGAGCCTACCTTCCACCCTGGATACTTGGACATACTGGGCCATTTGGCTGATGATGTTCCTAATACTAACTATACTAGTATACATATGACTAGTAATTGTTCTCGCCCACTTAAGTGGTTTGAGGATTATGTGGAAAGAGCGAAACCTTTTCATAGAGCAAGTATTACAGCAAGTTTACATACAGAGCATTTAGACACGAAGGAGAAGATGCAGGAATTTGCAGACAAATTAATCCTGTGTCAGGAACACGATGTACAGATTACAATCAACATGGTCATGGTTCCCGAGTGGTTTGAAAAAGATTGGGAAAATGCTCTTTTCTTCCACGAGCAAGGAATCAACGTTACCCTCAAACCCCAAAGTGACCCAACAGCGTCAAAAGTTGTTGAAGGATATACAGAAGAACAAATGAAGCGTTTGTGGAATGGTATGCCTCAAATGGCTTATACTGAAGTAAAAAGAAAATGGGAGGGTAGACCGAAGCCTACATTTGAAATGCCACAGTACGCTATTGGTGAAAATGATAAAAGCGTTCCATGGCATATGCAGGTAGAGTTCACTGATTCAAAAGGTAAGAAGTGGTATATGGACCAAGCAGAACGTTTCAATGCTTTTAACTTTAATAATTTTGAAGGATGGAGTTGTAACAGTGGATATCAAGGAATTATTATACGTGAACCTGACGGATCCATCAAACGTTCATATAGTTGTGCAGATCAACCATTAGGATATATTGAGAGTGGATTTAAACTATTTGATAAACCGATGCCTTGTATTAGCAAAAGTTGTGTAAGTTCAGCCGATAGTAAAATACCAAAGAGAAAAGTCTAATTTTGTTTTAAGTTTCTCAAAACAGCGTTTACCGAATCTTTATTACATTTTATGTTAAAAACAATCCAGTAACTATTATCAAAACTAGCATTAAAAAGGGTATGTACTTTAGTTGTATTAAGAAAGTACATACGTCCCTGTTCCCAATGCATTGCGTTTTCTTCTAAGTTGAAGAAAACATTTGGTGGGTTACAATTGTGTAATGGAACAATTAATCTAAAAGTATTGATATCATAATGATATGTGTCACGGTGTGGTGGGAAAAAACCTCCCGGGCCTAATCTGATTACATGTGAACGAAACATGTAATTTTTCCATGGTTCAATAATTTGTTGAAGTTCTTTATATTGTTCGTAAACTGGTGTGACTACATCAAAGTCTGTTTCAGCATGACTAGTATTGTTTTCTATATTATATTGATGTAGGCTATCTAAATCTGGTACACCACTAAGCCCACCATCTAAACTAGTTATACTTAACCCCCAACGATTAACATCGTGTCTTGGATTATATCTAACATACTTGAAGTTGTCTTCTGACCAGCGAACAAACTTCTTTCCATCTATAGTTGGCTTTAATTCTATTTGATCACCATATGCTGTTAATGTTAAGAAGTCAAAACTCATACTGCCATATCCGCTTTGATAGTCCCATGACTGTTATAGTCTTTAATTTCAAAATCATTCATTTTGAAATCGTCAATTGATTTAATATCTGGATTGATTACCAAATTTGGATAATCATTTGGTTCTCTTTCTAATTGCTCCTTAACCGCATCTATATGGTTCATATAAATGTGAGCATCACCGATAGTGTGAAAAAACTCTCCCACTTTAAGTTCACATACTTGTGCAATCATATGTGTTAATAGTGAGTATGACGCAATGTTGAACGGCACGCCCAAGAATAAATCAGCACTACGTTGATACAGATTGCAGCTTAGTTCTCCATTATTATTAACATAAAATTGTGAGAATGTGTGACATGGTGGTAATGCCATCTTGTCGATATCTGCTACATTCCAAGCAGAAAGAATATGTCTACGTGATTGTGGATTGGTTTTTATATTCTCAATCAAGTTAGCTAGTTGATCTATATGCCCGCCCTCTGGCTTCTCCCAGCGTCTCCATTGCTTTCCGTACACAGGTCCTAGATGCTTTGTTAATGCTGTATTGATGTAACCTAATTCTTTACCTTGATTATCAGCATTGGCTGTCCAGATAGTTTTTTTGTCCATTATGTTACCAGATGTTGTACCATAATGTATTTCTGCTAATCTGCGTTCATCTGTGGATCCTTCAATGAACCAAAGCAGTTCACTTAGTACAGATTTGAATGGGACTTTCTTTGTAGTTAAAAGTGGGAATCCATCTTTAAAATCAAAGTTTAGCATTGACATAAAAATAGATTTTGTGCCTACGCCAGTTCGCTCCTTGTCACGTTCTTCGCCTTTTTCCATCACTGTGTGAAGTAAGTCTAAATACATTTCTTCAGAAGTGTTCATACTTTTTTTCTACTCCATCTTTCTGCGTTAACTGTTGGATTGTGTCTATTACCGTATAATACTCTTTCGTACTCTTTTCTGTATCCATGAAAATAGTTACCAGTATCTAATGTTCTGTCACATTTATAGGAACCTTGTACTTTACAATAATAAATTATATCACACATATTATGACATTGTTCGAATAATGTTGCTCCGCCAACTATTATTTTAGATTTGCCTGGATGTCTAAAATCAATCGCATCTAATATATCACGCATAGTATGTGCCGTATAATCATAGCAATCGAATACTCCAGGGAAGTTGGATATATCTTTTGTTGTTATTACATATGATTGTGTCTTTGGGATTGATCTAAATCTTTGCCAAGATTTAGATCCCATAATAACAACATTATCTTTTAATGTTGAATTTAAGTAGTGTTGGTATGAATCACTGATAGGCCATGGAATCCCATTTTTATATCCTATACCGTTGTTCTTGTCAACAGACAACAACATACTAATCATTATCATCGCCTTTATAACTGTCAAAATGTTTCTTTAAAATATTTTTAACATTTTTAATTACGCTATCACGTAATTCTGGTATGTCTACTAATACTTCAACATCATCAATTGCTTCAAAGTTTTTAGCAACTTCTGACCAACTAAAGTCTCCTGACATTGGGAGCGGATTTAGTAACTCTTCTCCCGATAGATAGATTACCGAACCATTTCTCATTTTAACTACGATAGTTTTTACATATGATGCTGGTATACTAAGAGGAAGTATTTCTTCCATAATTCTATCAAACTCATTTTCTCTATCAAACTTCATCAGCTTAGATCACCATTTTCTTTCATTACTTCAACGTGTTCTAACGCTGCTAGAATAACTGCTGCCGACTTAATAAGTTCACTTTCAAAATCGGTTGTGGATGGAGGAGTAAGCATAGTAGCACGTTTAGTTTCTTGTACAAGATAATAAGAAGCGATTGCAATCCAATCATTTGGTTTGTTTTTAGCATCCCATTCACTACCAGGGATATCTGCCTGGCGTATACGCTCCTGTTCAATTCTACTTAATATACTACTACGCTTACTTGACATTTAAGCCTCCGACTTCTTTGGACGACCACGTTTCTTTGGTGCGTCTGTTTTTGCTTTTGTTGTTACACGAACCTTAGGCTTTGCTTCAGATGGACGCAATGAAGGATCATATTTGTATGCTTCTTCACGTTTTGCGATTGCATCCTGTTCAAGTAAATTAGCTTGAACCATTAGATTTTGAGCAATAGCACGATTTTCGTCCTTTTTTGAATCTTCTACATTAGCATCTACCTGTGATGGTGCTGATGCTGGTACCTCTTCTACTGGCGCCGGGGTATCTGAATCAACCTGATCCATTTGTTCTAAAATTTCTGATAGCCTAACGTTAGTATTTGAATTAGGTGTCATAATAATAGAATTTGTTGGAAGTTTTTTAAGATGGCCTTCTTTGTGAAGTGTTTCTAGCATAGGTGTACCATGCCAAAATACTTTACGTGTAAGAACTTCATACAAGTTATTTGTTGCTTGCCCTTCTGGTGATTCAATAGCTTCCATGTAAGCATCATGGTATCGATCTGGTAATGAATCACTATAAACAACTAAAGCATAGTCTTTTTCATCAGGTAGTTGCATGAACACTGTACTTAAACGTTGTCCAGTTCCATCATGTCTACCTACATGTTTAAGAAACTTAGCCATTTATGACTCCGAAGCCTCTTCAGTTGCTTCGCCTTCTGCTTCAGCATTTTCTGCGTTTTGTGCTTGTACAAAGTCAACAAATGCTTTAACTCTGTTAGCAACATTACCTACAGCAGAAAGTTCTGATGCTTGAAATGCTCCTCGTTTTGATGCTAGATCGATAATAGCATAAACATTCGCTAGGTCATTTACTGTGACGCTAGGTTGTTCTGTTGTAGCTGCCTCTTCTACAGCTTGGGTTTCTTCTGACATTTAAAACTCCTTTATTTCTTATGTCATATTATATATAATATGAATAAACAGTTATTCATACCTACTATTATATCTTATTTTGGGATGAGTGTCAAGTGTTTTTACACTGCCATTTGTACATATTCTTCTGGCCAGTTTAGGTATTTTAACCAAATCTCATATCTAATATGTATCATAAAGTTTTTATTATTATACAATTGATAGAAGTTTGGTTTACTAGGCATTTTCTTTGGAAGAATATGTGTTTTATTTCCTTTACTGTGATTGCATTTTTTACATGCTGTTACAATATTTTCCCATGTTGTTTTACCACCTTTTGATTTTGGTAGTACATGGTCTAATGTTAATTCTGAGTTTTTAAACTGGGTATGACAGTACTGACATGTCCATTTATCACGTATAAAAATATTGTTTCTTGTAAAGTTCACTGCACCTGTCTGTGGCACATATTCTTTTACAGATACAACAGATGGTACTTGTAGTGTATGGTTAACACTATGTACTTCCCATTCATCATGCCATTCTAATACATTGATTTTATCGAGCCAAATGAGTTTGATACTTTCCTGCCACGTTAGCGTGGAAAGCGGAGTCACACTGAGTGGTGACCCATTGGCATTTAGCAATAAGGTGTCATTACTCATATAGTTATTTATTCTTTATTTGGAGTAGTAAGTATGCTCTCCAAACGGTGGGATGATATGATCTGATCCATGAATAACAAACAATGTGTCACAATAGTTTGGATTACCCCATGAACCAAACGGATAACCATCTGTGAACATGATGAACTTGTCAGGTTGAATATCGTTTTCTTCCATGAAGTTCCAATTACATTCAAAGTCAGTACCACCACAGCCGATAATTTCGTATTCTTTGATTTCCTCAGCATTCATAGGAGTGAATTCTTTAAATGAATCTGCGTATACTTGTGTATCAAAAGTCCAAATACGGAGACGAAAATCTTGAAACTGTTGCATGATGCCGTAGATTTCACCTAGAAAGTCACGAATCATGTCATGTGAAATAGAACCTGAAACATCAATACCGATAGCAGCCTCAACTTGATACTCATTATCCATACCTGGTAGATAGATACCTAGTGAACGTGACTTACGAGATTGACGCATCCAAGTAAAATCTGATTTTAGTGCAGACTGCATTGAAAGATTAAGATGTTCACGCCAGTCCATTTTAGGTTCAGTCATATCTTTAATGATACGCTTGATATCACCGGGAAGATTGCCAGAACCCGCAGACTGTGCAGCCTGTAGAACAGCTTGTTTCATCTGATCCTTGATTGCTTTAGCTTCTTCTTTAGAAATTTTGATAGGAGCATTGCGTCCAGTAGGATCATTTTCACCGTCGCTACCTTGACCTTCACCATCACCAAACATGTGTTCATCAAGTGTTTCAGTGTTAGAGAAATCTTTACCTTGTTCTTTTTGTTCTAGTAGGTCTGCGTAAATTTCTTCTGTATAAGACTTGTAGTATTTACGATCATACAGCGCAGACTTAGGCATAGTACCGATTTTCGCTTCTACTGTAGCCTGATTAACTTTGTAGTCAGCAGCAATGTTCCACAGTTTAGGATCACGCTTTTCTTCAGTAAAGTCCATAAGACGACCACCTACACCGCAGTGATCATATACACAGTGAAAGACCTCGTGTCCTACAACGAAGTCGATTTCCTCAGGTGTTAGAGTACGAAAGAAGTCACAATTGTAGTAGAAATGCTTGCCGTCAACAGCAGCAGTAGGAAGCCATTCAGCCTCGACTAGTTTAAGACGAGTAGCAAGTGTACCAAAGAACGGGTGTTTGATTAGCATTCTCACACGACCCGATACAATCATTTCTTTGACTTCTAAATCAGTGTATTCGAATACTACAGGTTCAGCAGAATCTTCGTCTACTTCGATACCGTTTTCTTTCAGAATATCATCAAGTACTGCGTTAAAATCATCTTCTGATTTAATTTCATGAGGTTTGACTTGCATGTGATTCGTCCTTTTTTCTAACTACTCTACTAATATAACACATATTTAGATAGTGTCAAGTAATTAAAGGGAGCAATGCTCCCCTTATGCGTTGTGTGCATCAATGATTAGTTTGCCATACTTCTTAAAGAACTTTTCAATGCAGGGAACTTTGCGAGGTTCAAGAGGAAGTTTGTAAACTTTCAGTGCAGTACGACCACCAAGTACGGTCATTTCTGTTTCAAAGTTATCCATCATAAAGTTGAAGAAGTTGTCAGCCATTTTGTACAACTCGTCCATTTTCTCTTTACCATTACGATCAACAAAGTCCTTCAACTCATAACAAAGTGAAGCAGTTAATGAGAACATCGCAGAAATTTCGCTTGCTTCTGAACCCAGTGTCTTTACTTTACCTGACAAGATATCTGTCGGATTAGGCAGTTTACCAGCAATTGCTCGGTGTGCCATGAACTTAGTTGCGATACCATCACCAACAGTACCTGCAATCAAATCATGTAAACGACTGTCTGAGATTTGCTCACCTTCTTGAGGAAGCATCTGAGAAACAAAAGTCCATGAACGAGGAGTAGCAAACGCCCGTGACGCAGTGCGAGGATCAAAGTTCATAAGATCCATCTTGTTAGCAGTTACATAACCTACGACCTCAGGATCGATATTGTTTTGTAATGCCCAAGTCTGCCAGTCCTCGAAATCAGTAGTCATTTCTAAGTGAACAAAACGGTTAGCAAGTGGGCTAGGCATACGATACGCTACGCCACGATCACTTTCACGATTGCCAGCAGCAACGATTAGAACATTGTCAGGAAGACGATAGTTACCCAACCGACGATTAAGAATTAGCTGATAAGCAGCAGCTTGTACAGACTGAGGAGCCTGATTCATTTCATCAAGAAACAGAACAACGCATTCGAATTGATCTGCTAATTCTTGAGTAGGCAAATCAGCAGGAGGAAGCCACTCCATCAAGCCTGTGTTAGTGTTAGGAACAGGAATACCACGCAAGTCAGTGGGTTCCATTAGCGCAAGCCGCATGTCAATCATGTAGCCTGAACGCTCTTGTGTGATTGAATCAACAATCTCAGACTTACCAATACCGGGAGGACCCCAGATGAAGACCGGACGCTTACGATTCATAGCGTAGTTGATTTCTGCACGAATATCACTAGGACGAACTAGACGAACATCCATATCATTTAGTGAAACTTGAGACATTTGAGAACCTTTCTCTCTATTGATTACTTAATAAGTATAACACGATTCGCTTAGTTGTCAAGTTTTGAAATATCAAAACTGCTTTCTAAAATAATAGAAAGATTACGACCGTGTCCGTTTTCATCCCAGGAGATTTCGTCTAGGGCACAAGCAAGCTCACAAGCATTACCGTAATCGCTTTCTTTAGCGACTAGCTTGTTAGATGCGTTATCAATTATCAAGTAGATTTTATCCATAACTTATCTCCTTATTACTATATTAATATAACGTGATTCGTAAGTTATGTCAAGTTTTTGAAGTGAATTTTTTATTTTCTATCCATAAGTCAAAGTCATTTCCTAATAGCATGAATTCTGCTGCTAGTGACTCTTCAAATATGACTAGTTTGCCACGACTCAGATAGTATGGGGAAACCATATATCTATCTAAGTTCATTATTTGATTGCCTGTTTCTTGCTTAAGTTCAGTTGCGAGTTTGATTTCATATTCGCTGAAATGCTTTACTAATACATCTTTTCCGAAACGTGTTAGTCTGAAGTTTTTATTATTTTGTGATGAACTAATAAAGATATCGTTTATTTTAAACTCTTTCCTGCCAGCTTTCCTGCCTTTAGTATTATCATTCAAATACTTTATTAATTCAGTCTTGGTCATTTCAAATCTAGTTTGTCGCCTTTTGTTAATATATAAACTTCAAAGTCATCACACTTGAATAAGTCATTTAGTCTTTCTGCTAAGTTAATAGCGTGTCCGGGATTGGAAAAAGAACACTTCTTATACTTAGGTCCCGGGAAGTTTACAAGGCTGTTTAGGGAGCGCAAGTTAATAGCCTCACCTTTGTAGAATACAGCATACACTGCTTCCGCCTTCAGAACTTGTTCACTTCTATATGTTTTAGAATCTGTATATTCTAAAATTATGGTTGGTTTAGGTCTTGCCATTCTCAACCTCCTTATTAACTCTGTATATATTTATCATATTTGTACATAAAAAGTGTCACTGCAAAGAAAAAGGACGCTTTTGCGCCCTTTATTTTTGTTAAATTATCTAATAATTTTTTAATGTGAACTGAATCCATTAGGTATAGTCCCCGTTATAGAACTACCTACAAATGTTACAACTTCGACATACCCATTATCATTATTGTCTGAACTTACAAAAAATCTAATATTACCAGAACCAGGAAGAGACATGCCTGATCCACCTGCTCCTGGATCACTTGGATACCAAGATCCGGTAGAGTGTTTCATCCAGACTTCACTAGTTGAAGTATCGTATGCGATTTGAGTAACTCCTCCTCCACCAAGAGAGTTTGTAAGCATTGAAATATTACCGGATGAAGCAGAATATATATATCCCCCCTTTTGATAAATGTAATTTCCAGTACCATACTCTAAATGCCAACCATAACCGCCAGCGAAATCACCATACCCATTTTCTCTTACGATTCCCCATTTAATTTGCATGGCTGCAGAGATACCCTGTACTTCAAAATATTTTTTACCTTCTGATAGTGGTGCATTATTAACAGCAGCAAAGTTATAGTTATCAAAGTATGCGTAAAGGCTGTTATTACCAGTACTTATACCGTTTGGACCTGTGCCTGCTACTGCACCTTCACCAGTCTTTTCAACTGCAAAGACAATATCATTACCTGGAGGGGTATTAGCCGCTGCAATATGCGATAAGTCATCGCTCAAATCACCAACATCAATTGGCAAATCAGATACTTTAGCAAGTGGAATACCGCCTGGTGTTTGGCCGTCATGTAAGACAACACGGTTACTAGTAATGTCAATTGTAATTTCTGCTAACTCACCAGTAAATGCTGAGTGGTCTGTAGCTGTACCTCTACGAAATTGAATTGAATATGATGGCATGATCGTCTCCCAAATACAAACTGTTATATGTATTTATCTAAAATGCCATCATTAATATTATGCTTCTTGTGCTTCTGCTTCGTCTAATACTTTATTGAATTCACGCAGACGTTTAATAACTGATTGGAAGTCAACAATTGTTGTCCATCTATCAATGAAGTATGTCAGCGCACCCTCAACTCTACCGAATGCGTTAAGCACCTGAATAAGAACACCAAACGTAATTAACTGAGCAAAGTAACTTGGTGCTAGAACAATAATAGCAACGTTACCAGCAATCAGTGAGAAGCCTGTTTGCCATACACCAAAGCCCATATAGTAGTTGAACAGACGATAGTAGTTACGCTTAACTGATGCAAACATTGGGAACAAGTCTTCGGTCATGCGCTCTTTAAAATCATCTTCACTGTGTACTAGTTTCTTACGAAACTTCGCTTCTACAACTTGGTTTTTGTATTCCAGGCCTGGTAGTTTAATACCTAGTAAGAATGATAGCAGAGTGCCACCGATACTTAATGTTAGTGCTGCCCATACTAGAAAACCTGGAATAATCTGTCCGTTCCAGATAGGTAGACCTTCACTCAATTGCCATAGTACTGGAATAAACGCAGCAAGAATGAATATCTTGTTTACAAAACCCGTAAATAATGATTGTAGTGTCTTACCGAAAATCATTAAGTCTTCTTGAATACGCTGTGAACCACCTTCAATCTTCGCTGTTGATTTCTCCCAACGTTCCAAATAGTAGTGTGTATTAGCTTCACGCCAAGCAAATGTATAACGCTGTGTTTGCCAAGTAGCATATGTTGCCATTGGTACATATATAATTAATATTTCTAAGAAACTAGGTACTGTTGTTTTTTCATCCATACCGAATGTTATAAAATCCCATAAACGTGCAATATTGAATCCCCAAAATAGATCCCAAAATCTTTCTTCTTGTAGAGTTTGAATAGCATCATAGAACTCACGGTTCCATGCGTTATAATAAACTAGTATTTGAACATTATACCAACCTATAAAAAGTAGCCAAGCTAACATTAGCCAAGCGTATAGGACATACTTGGGTGTCCAAAAGAAACTCTTTAGCATTTTTTAATCCTCCGCTAATTATAATCCACCCACTGGGTTTGCTGTAGTCAATCCCCAAAAATTATTATAATTAGTGGCTAATTCGATAAGTCCTGGTTTAGAGTTGAAATCTCTAGGATGTAGCCAATACATAGTTTGATTGGGAATTTGTATGAACAGTTTTCTTACTTGTGGGTCTTTTACCCCTAAACTTTCCAATAGTCCAAGTAAATTTGATGCTGTTCTATATGCACCTGACTCTGCTTGTCTAGGGTGCATTCTACTGATAAACTCTTCTGGAGTGCCGGGCCCGTGAATACCAAACCAAACATTACCAATGAGATATCTTTTGTCTCCTCCCAAAAACATTAGACCACATGCTGAAGCACAAACTGTCTTATCTTTCATGTAGTCTATCTCCAGTTCTTCACCCACTTTACCGGGTGTATAAACAACTTTACCTTCTGAATTTAAAATAGGTGTATCACGTACAACAGTAACAACATTACGTAGTTTGATATGTGCTGCTAGACATGATCCTTCTGCTAGATTACCTCCTGGGCTTTCTAGTATAAGGGTGAAGTTTTCAGGCATTTGTGGTGATATTTTATCACAATCGCCATCTCCAACTTGACCTGTTAATGTGTATAGAAAATCGTCAATCTTTTCGAACTTTAAATGATCTAATGGGTTCTCTTCTTTTTCTTTCTTTTCTGTGTTCAATCGTTTGTATTCTACAATAAACTTATCATAGTATATGTTTATTTGATTTGCTGATAAGGCACCAACTAGAATTACCAATATTAAATATATTGGATTTTTTATAACTGAACGTACAAGTCTATATATCCATAAACCTCTAATCGCTTCGGCAAGAAAATTAGCCGCTTTTTTTATAAAGTTCATTAAAATGTTCCTTGTTAATCAACAAAATGTTGATTTAGTATTTATACTTTTTATTACTTTATTTCAGGAACATCTTGTTTTTGTTGTTGCTTTTCTTGTTGTCGTTGCATTTGTAATAAGAATTCTTCACGTGTTACACATTGTGCTGTTTTGTACATTTTGTACTCTAAACTTAATGGGTAACCCTCTTGTGGTAGAATATTGTATTGAACTTCTTCACGGCATTCTTCCATTGATTTGTGTGGGATAAACTGCCACACTGGTTGTCCAAGTGGTACTTGAAATACAGACACTACAAAATGTCCAACAACCATTACTGCTGCGTAGTCTAACATTAGAATTTTCCTCCATCATATGTTATATCATCAGGCTCTTTATTAGCCTCTTTCAACTCAAGTAATAGCATTGTTAGTTCGGTCTGTAATTTAACAGCGTCTTCTATGTTCATACGTAGTTGTGCTTCTTTTTTAACTGAAGCACGATTTACTTGTGTTAAGAAATTTTTTATACTTGCGTAGCTCATTTCGATATCCTAGATATTTCTGCTTCTAAGTGCGTTTTTGTTTTAAACGGACCTATATACTCATAGTTATCAAGTGTTTCACGCTTTACACAATAGGCATTCTTCCATCCAGCACCAGGAAAAGCAAGACCGTAATAGCCAGCAGCATAAACAACTTTTGATTTTTCTGTTTTTGTGTATACTGGTATACCTTTTTCATCTGTGGATTTATTATATGAACGGTGTTTGCTAGGGTATCCTTCAACTTCATCTATATCTTTCCCGTAATCTACACTTTCTATTTTCTTTACTTTTTTAGATTCTAGTATCTTACTTCCATACTTTGAAGTAAGAGCATCCTGGGTAACTGTCTCTATGCCAGCATCCTTAGTGATAACTTCAAAGTCAGAAGACCTGGTCTTACGTATAATACCAAGTTTTATCCCTGAATCTTCAAGTATCCAAAATTTATCTTTTACTATTTCGATTGTGTACATTTTTCTATAATATATCTAGTATCTTCCCATGAGTCTACTTGATATACTTTTCCATTACCGTATGCGAATGAATTACCGCCCGGAGAACGTGCTTTAACTGCTTTTGCGATATCATAATCGTTTCCGCCCTCCATTGTTTTATCTCCCACAAAGAGTATCTTTGTATCTTCAGAGAAATCATTTAAGATTTGTTGTTTGCCCTTTCCTATAGGCATGATATCAAGACCAGTTTCTCCTGCTACTTGGGCGACTACATTATATTCTTCTGAAAATTCAGTATTGAATTCTCTTGCTATAGTCTCTCTGTCTTTGTTTTGAATATCATATTCTACATATGCTTTGCGCTGGTGTGGTTTTGCTTTGCGCCCTACGATAGAAAAGTTTAGTAGTCCTGGACGTTCATCAAAATGCCATCCTGTCTTAGGCATAAAGCGATTGTACATCAGAACACTTTCTAAGTATTTCCATGGACGTTCAGGAAGTTTCCAGTCATTATTATATATGTTAACGCCCTTTTCCCATACAGAATTACCTGAACAGTTGTATGAACGTGCTACAGCATTAAATACATCATCTCCAACTTGTTCAATAGTTTTAGGAGCATCACTGCCAGTTGCCAGATACACTTCGTTTTTACTACAGAATTCTAAAAACACCTTTTTAAATTCTGAATCCATTTGTCCACGACTAGGAGTTAATGTACCGTCAACATCAAATATATATACTTCTTCACTCAATAACTATATCCTTTGTTTTTTGAAATAGATACCAATCATATGTTTCTTTTGCTTTTTTGTCTTCGGGTAGATTTAACTCTAAATCTATTTCTGCACCTTCACCGTATTCAAACCCACATCTTTTAAATAGACTCAAATACATTTCTCTACCCATAATAGAGTAATGATTTGGCCAGTGTTCTAAATTTCTATCTGTACCTGGCTTTGGCATTTCAATATAAATTATTCCACCAATTTTCATCATTTTATTTAATTGGTATATAGTAAAAAATGGGAAAGGTGAATGCTCTAAAACATGTCGCATCCAAACAGCATCCCATTTGTTTTCCCAACCAGTAAAGTTGAAATCTAAGTTATTTACCTTAAATCCACGTTCTTCTACTATCTTAGTGTCTTGTGGATCTAATGTAAGTCCTTCTACGTTTTCATACCCTAACTCTCGCATTTTAGTTAGTGCATATCCCGCACCGCATCCTAAATCAAGTATACTAGCATCTTTTGGTAAGAGTTTAAGAAATCCCGGTAACATTTTATCTACAACATCTGTAGTTAAAAAGCTATCAGGTTCGTGATATACTTCTCTGATTAAATGATTATAAAACTCTTTAAAATCATGCCATTTATCCATGTGGATAACCTTTGTTTAGAATAGCAGCCATTTCATCAGGTGCTTTTGCTAAGTTCTGTAGATCCCAATACCCACACCATTTAAGGAAGTTAATGCCTACACCTTGAATATTCTTCGGCTTACTTGCTTCTGCAATAGTTTCGATGAATGATACTTTTAGTTCTTCGGGCTGCGCTGTTAAGTCAATAAGAGTGCGATTGCGCTCATAGTCTTCTCTTACAACATGTTCTTCGCCGTTATGATCAGTCCAACGCTGTAGCATAAAATTATTCCAATTAAAGCCACCTGTAGTTCTATCTTCATACGCTTCAATCATACCTACTTTATTTTTAGTGCCTTTCTTACGACATCCAGGGTATGCGGAAAAGATGTTATCTGATGTGTCACCACGAATACACTTTTCAAACAATAACCACTGTGGATCAGGAGCAGGAAGAACTTCTTTAGTCTTCTTATCTTTGATGGGCGTCATATGCTTATCGTCTTTAAAGAAACCATCTTTGTTGATGATACGGTTTTGTACACCATCATAGATAGTCACGTTCTCTGAGATAAGTTGTTGATAATCACTATCGCTTGATACAATGATGTGATTATCGTCGGGGTGTGAAGCAATGAATAGAGCAATCATATCATCTGCTTCTGCATTAGGATTACGCAACATAGTTACATTAGTCTTCTCTGACAAGAACTCAACCATGTTGTCATACGCATCAAACATGATAGCGTCTTCTTCTTGCTCACGTACAGATTTTGCCTGCTGTGCTAGTTTACGTTGTGCTTTGTATGGAGTGTAATAGTCTTTACGCCATGAACGGCCTTCTAAACAAAACACTGCGTGGTCTGCGTTAAACTTCTGATAACACATTTTAACGCTAGACATCATAATATGAAATGCTAGTCCGATTTTCATATCGATATCTGCGCCGCGCATACCAACGTGTTTCGCACGATGATACATGTTGAAACTATCAACAAGAATGAATGTAGCCATAATAGTCCTCTATATTAGTTGATTCTATGCTACTCTATTTGTAAGTAAAAGTCAAGAATATTCTGCGGTATCTTCATCAGTCTTTAGACGTTGAATGATAAGACCTTCTTTGCTACTAGAGTCTACGCTTCGTGTTACTCCATCGCTATCCTCTAGACCCTCCATTACAATATTCTGACATAAATCATTGAACCACGAGTCTACAATCTGATCTGGTTCAACACCTTCATATCCGCTATTTGCTAGATATTCAACAAACTCTTCATTAAAGTCTAATTCGAAGTATCCACTTCCAGGAGAATTCTCATCCATTTCTAAATTAAGAACACGTACATAGGGCTCTTTATTTACAGTAGCAACACTTTTGTTGTATTCGTTTTCTGTAATTTCATTATACTTTTTTTCTATCTCTAATAGTTTTAGTTTTCTTTGCGTTTCATCTTTGATGTTTTCCGCTCTAAACTTTTCTCTACTTCGTTTATCACCAAATATATTTTTGAATAAGTTCATTACCAACCAATCCCTTCCCAAGGAACATCCTTGTTACCAAAATGACCATAAACACAGTTCTTACTATATTCATGGAAGTTATACATATCAAAGCGACGGATAATACCCAATGGTGTCAAGTCAATATTATTCTCAATAAACTTTTGAATTGAACGATTGTGTCCATTACTATCTACATAGATTGATGTCGGCTCTTTAACACCAATAGCATATGATAACTGAATCTGGCACCAATCTGCCATATCATCTGCTACTACATTCTTTGCTAACCATCGTGCCATGTACGCTGCTGATCTATCGACTTTGGTGGGGTCTTTTCCAGAAAAAGCCCCACCACCATGGGGAGCATAGCCACCATAAGTATCAACGATAATTTTCCTTCCGGTGACACCAGCGTCTCCATCGGGCCCACCAATAACAAAGTTACCAGTAGGGTTAAGATGCCATATAGTTTCATCATCAATTAAATCTCCTAAGACATCACGTGCGGCTTCACGTGATAGAGCCTGTGCTTGACTCATATTTCCTTCGGTGTGTTGTGTTGATACAACTACTTGGTCAATACGTTTTACTTGACCACCTTCATATTCAACACTAACCTGTGACTTAGCATCAGGTCCTAGAACATCACCACGCATTGTTTTTAGTTTGTGTAAGATATTATGTGCGTAATAGATTGGTGCTGGCATATATGCGTCATTGTCGTTACATGCGTATCCAAACATAATACCCTGATCTCCAGCACCAAAATCGTCTGTGCCTAGTGCGATATCAGCACTTTGTGCGTGAACTTCATTGTAAATCTTTAGATTTTCCCAATGAAATCCATCTTGTTCATAACCAATCTCACGAACTTTGTTGCGCACGATTTCTTCAACTTCTTCCTTAGATACGTTAAAGTTTTTTACTTCGCCCGCCAATGTTATATGATTGGTAGTTACAAGTGTTTCGATAGCGACACGTGTAGTTTCGTCACCATTCTTCAACCCAGCATCAACTAGGGCATCAGAGATTTGGTCTGCAACCTTATCTGGGTGTCCATCGCTAACACTTTCGCTCGTAAAAATATAGTTGTTCATAAATGTTTCCTTAGTTTTTCGTATTGTTCTTCTGTGTGAATACCACGCAGATACTTTTCGTTCTTTTTAAGTTCCCCAGGCATTTCCGAATAGGCTGATGTGGAGTCTAGGTGTGAAGCGCCACCCTTGTTCCATACAGAGCTTCGCCACCTCTTGTACTGTGAGGTCGTAACCTTCCGACCTACCACCGAGCGGCATAAGATATACAGGACACTCCACACCTGCAGAACGATATTCACTAACAGCTCTACCAACTTCATCGACATCATCCATATCAGCAACAACAAATTTAAGATAGACAGAAGCATTGCTGCAACGGTAATAATCAAGCAAGACGTTAGGTTTGATAGCTGTTTCCCAAGTTTCTCCGCTGACGGAAAGTTTTGGAGAGCAGCTAAATGTCCATTCAATTCTGTCATTGTTGTTGATATATTCGAGTAGATCATCATGTAATACTTGTGTAGTGTTTGTTTCAAATGTAACATTCTTTAAGTCCGCCATTTTTGGATGTTCAAATAATTCTACATACAGACGTTGCCAAGCAAGCAACGGTTCGCCGCCTGTAAGAATAAGATGTATGTCTTGTCCATTGTCTTGTGTCCACTTACCTTCTGGTAATAAACTGATAAGATGTTCTACAACTTCATCTACGGTTGCCAGTTTGTTAAAGTGCTTGAACTCTGGATAGATACTTGCGTATGTATCACAACCTGTATGAATAATAGGCAAGTCTTCAAACTTTTCCGCTGTTTCGTGTACTCGGTTATTTATTAAGTCTTTTACTTCTGGATTATAACGATTACCTTCTGCGTGTTGTTCCCAGCGATCTTTGTCCTTAGGTAGCCCAAAGTTCATACAACGAAAGTTACAACCAAAAGTACGCAGGAATACACTAGGTACTCCTACATACTTGCCTTCACCTTGTACACTATAAAATGCTTCTGAATATCTCAACTTCATCTTGGTGCAAACTCTTGTTGTAACTTAATATTGTCCATAAATTCTTTCTTTACATGGTCGTTTTCAAAGAATGAACCTTTTAGAACCGTAGTTTGTGTTAGTGAACTGTGCGCACGAATACCACGGTTCTCACAGCAACCATGTGTTGCTTGAATGTAAACACCCACATCTTCTGAGCCTGTTGCTTTGCGAATTTCACGATTGATATCCATAGCAAGTTCTTCTTGTAGTGTTCCACGCATTGCGCACCATTGAGCGATACGTGTATATTTGGATAATCCGATTAATTTATCAGCAGCAATGATACCGATGTATGCCACACCTGAAACAGGTTGATGATGATGCGAACACATTGATTTTAGCTCACTGCGTACAACTAACATACCATCATACTTTTCATTTGTGATATTATCTGGTTCATTTGGAAACGCTGTACAACTAGGAGCCGGATCATAACGTCCGCTCATAATTTCATTTACATACATTTTTGCTAAACGTCTTGCTGTATCCATTGAGTTAGGATCAGTGTGTCTATCGATCAATAGAGCATCTAAAACACCTTCGAATGCTACTGTTGCTTCTTTGATAATAATATCTTTATCTCCGTCCATCAGGACTTCTGAAATGTTGTCACCTGCCCAGTGACGAATACCAGCTATTTCTAACTGTTCTTTAATTGAGGAAGTATTTCTCATGCACTTAGTTCCTTTTTAAATGTGGTAATCCCACTTATAATACATAATACTATAAGTGGGATCTGTTGTCAAGTCAAATTAATCATTTTCAATTGTTAATTTGTTTTCTAAATAGTCAACCATGTTTTCTGGTGTCGTATTGATATATGGATCATCATCATCACCGTCATTATTGATACCTGGTTCTTGCCACCATTTTTCAATAACTCCATTATTGATAACGCACATATAACGCCATGAACGCATGCCAAAACCTAAATGGTTTTTACCAATAAGCATACCCATATAACGTGTAAAGTTACCAGATCCATCTGGAATTACTTTTACATTTTTAATGTCTTGCTGCTTTGCCCAAGCATTCATAACAAACGCATCATTGACTGAAATACAATATACTTCGTCAACATCTGCCAGCTTGATACGGTTATAGTTCTCTTCAAATCCAGGAAGTTGATATGTTGAGCATGTTGGTGTAAAAGCACCGGGCAAGCTAAACAATACTACACGACGATTTTGAAATAAACTGTCACTTGTGACCTGTTCCCAACGAAATGGGTTTGGTCCTTCTATTGACTCGTCCCGTATACGAGTCTGAAATACCACACAAGGTGGTTTAAATCCTTCAATCATAATAATAATCCTTATTGTGTGTGTCTGTTGGCTACAAATCTATTGCAGAGAAAAAGATGTAAAGTATACGTCTTCTACTCCGCCAAATCTTTCGAGTTTTTCTAGCTTCTTATTTATTGCTTTCATCATTTCTAAAGATAGTCGCTCTCTTCCAGCTTTACCTTGTAGTTCATCTATGGTGAAATCGTTAGCTACAGATAGAACAACTGAACGTAGCGCAAGTTCATGTCGTTCCACATTTTCTATTACCCATTCTTCGTATTGAGTAGAAACTCCTAATTCAAACTGTATAAAGTTTTTTGACCCTTTTAGGTTAGTTAAAAAAGGTTGTTCAAAAGTATAATATGTTGTTTTGTATATAGAAACATCTTCTGGTACTTTCTTAAATACTTGTTCACCACTAGCAGCCTGCAATTCATCTTCGCTTGGTTCTACCCACTGACCTGTTGATTTCAGTTTACGCTCTATTAAAGCATCAACTTGCTCTTCAACTGTAAGTTCAGGTACATACATCCATTTAGCAAGATAAAACCCTGCTAGTACTAGTACTATAGCTGTGATAAGTATTATAAGTTTTTTAAGCATATTCTTTTAATTTCTTTACTAACTCATTCCCATAATAAAACTTTTTAACTTTTTCATTCTCTTGTGACATAGCAAATTGCATGTCTTCATTCTTACTCATTTGCATACGAACATATGCTTTGATATTTTCAATATTCTTCTTAGTTGATTCTAAACTAGTAGTCCATTCACTTGGATATTTAAACATATCACTCCACATTTCAGAGTACGATAGTCTATCAGGTACCATAGGAATAGCACCAACTACAAGACCTTCGTATACAGATATACCAAGTGTTTCTTGTAAGTTGGCACTAAACACTAGTTTTGCTTTACCAAGCAATTTGTGATAATCTTCTTTGGAGAGATTTTCTTCCTGACATTTTATCCATTTGTATTCTGGCATTTGTTCAGCTAGATAGTCAAAAACTTCCGGCTGCTTTTCAGGTGCTATACGATGTGGAAATAGAATTATGTTTTCTTTTTCCATATTTTTATAATCACTTAAATCACTTTCAATGTATTCCATGGGCCATCCTACTTGTCTTATAGAGTGAAGTAGTTGCCTGTCAATATCACGGTCATCATCCCAAAATGTATTTGTAAACAAATCAATATGAAATCGAGTAGCAAAAAAGTTATCATCATAACAATCATACATACTCATTTCCGCTTTACGAACCCATGAGGCATCTCCAATTAAACGTCCTAGAAAGTCTTGTGGATCGTAGCTACCAGCATGCCACATGCCACCGATGCGGAGTTTTATCCCAAGTAATTCTGCCATGTATTTCAACTGGATAACAGTGGGATTCCACGCATCAGTATAGAGAAAGTAATCACCATCTTTGATTTTACCTTCACAGAACAGCTTCGCAATCTGTTCTAACTGTGCGCTCTTATAGATATTTGTACCACCAAAGTTTAAGAAAGCACCAGGTGTAGTGGCAGCCGGGATATCAGTTGGACCTTCAATCACAGTTACATCAATACCATTGCTTCTAAACAATGTGGGAAGATGTGTTTTCCATTGTTTGGTATAGCGGGATTCAACACTCTCCAAGTCTATAAGATATAGCATAGTACTTCCTATCGTTTAGATTACTCACTTAAAATTGAGAACACTTTATATCCTTGTGAACTCAACTTATCTGATCCACCTAAAAAGGTAAGATCCATAATACTGAGAATACCAATAGTCTCAGCATTAAATCTGTTTATCAATGATGTAGCTGCTTCTAGTGTTCCACCAGTTGCAATTACATCATCGATAACAAGAACACGGTCGCCTTCTAACACTGAATCTGATTGTAGGTGTAGCTCGTCCATACCGTATTCTAACTCATATTCGGTAAAAATAGTCTCTCCCGGAAGTTTACCTTTTTTACGTGCCATAGCAAAAGGTTTACCTGTCATAGCACTTACCGCACCTGCCATTGGGAAGCCACGTGCGTCTAGTCCAACAATTCTATCAAACTCTAACTGTTGTACTGTAATAATATCTTTAAATACATTTACAACTAATTTTAAGCCTTCTGGGTGTTGAAATATACTTGCCATGTCCTGATACTGAACACCAGGACGAGGATGGTTTGGTACGACACGTACCATATTTTGTATTGCTGATGATGAAATATGATTAATCACTGACATATTCAATAAATGCTCCGTTTTCTCCATCTTCCGAGATTTCAATCTTAACATCACGTCCTGGATACTTCGCTGAAATCTGGTCAAACAAATCATCAGACATCATTTCACATGATTTATAATCAAGTTGAATAACATCATCTTTATATAGATTTTCTAACCAACGCTGAAACTGAATGAATTCAATATCACGGTCATTGTGTACAACACTGATTGCTACACGAAAATGAAACTTGTGACGATGTGGGTATCCTAGAAAAGACACATCATATTCGTCACCTGTCGCTAGGGCAGGATCTTCTAGTGCTGCTGGATATTTGTGAATGCCTTCTTTCTGAAATGTCACCCAAATCCAACGTTTTGCGTTTTGTTTTTGTTTTAAAATATCATCTGCCATGTTTGCTTTTCTACTTTCATTTAACATATAAGTGTAATAACTACCCATTAACTCCTAACTCCCTCTCTAAAGCGTAGATTTCAGTTTTCATTCTTAGTTTTTCAGATTTCATCTGAGACACATCTAACTTTAGATTATAGTCTTTTTTTATTCGAGTGTCAAGTTCTCTGTGCTTTTTTCTTAAAGTTTCTAATCTAGTTAACTTTTTTTCGGGTGTCATTATTACTCCTATCCAAATAAATCGGCTACTGCCAACGGCTCCTCATATTCTTTTTTCTTTTTACCCTTTACCGCTTCTACAAACTCTTCAGTTTTCACAGAAGCATCTTCGAACTCCATGAAGTCGGGGGTTGTTGAAATATTTTGAACACGTGAGCCTTCACATTTACGCAAGAATGCTTTGTAATCAGTAAGCATTTGCATCGGGTTATCAGAGACAAATAGTTCTTCTACAAACTTAGCAAAGTATAGCACCTTATCTGGTACAACTTCTGACAAAACATTTGTTTTGCCTAAGTTCATACTGCGAATATCAATTTTGTCTCGTACCATTTCATACTCATGGTCAAATCTGCGAATAGCATCTTGCATACCACGAATATGATATTCGGCATTATGTGCTTGAATTAAAATGTACGATAGACTATCCCAACTTGATTTTGCTTCCTTATTGTTGCGATTTAGATCCCCAGGTCGCATGTAATTCACATCACGCATGGTCAAGCGTGATCCAATCTCACCCTCAAACATCCAAGGTTGATTGTCATTACTCAAATCTTGTCGCCACTTCAACTGTTTAGTTTTGTAACTCCAAGCATTCGCATTCAAGTCGGGATAGTCGTACGCCAATCCTTTTGATGCGGTTATATAGGGAGAGGCAGCATCAAAAGAGATTGTGATATTTGGATTAACATGTTCTCTTAGTTGTCGTTGGATTGCTGTTAACATAGCACCCCAAGGGAGAACGCTGATACCAAGAGTGTGAATCCAAACATCAGATTGATCTTCTTGTCCAAGAAGACCATCATCACGTAAACGAATTAGTCTACGTAATAATAATTCCGCATCACCAGCATGGTCGCCCGCCATAGCGTAACCTTCAAATGCTCTATCACCAAACACTTTCTTATCATTAAAATGTTTAACACGCTCATACCACTTCTCACTAGTATCCCAGTTAGAACCATGTAGAGTGTTTAAGAACTTTGTTTTGCCCGGTGTGCGGTTATTAATGAAATATTCATGGTTAAAGATAGTTTTTTCAACGCATTCTTCCCAATTTTGAATACCGTTTTTATCACGGTATTGAGGCAAACACGCCCAACCTGGAATATCAAGTGTCATAGAATAGTCACAATATTCTTCTAACCATACCATAATACCGTGTCTTGCTTCATGCCAACTACCTTCACTATCATAGAATTTGTTCCAGTCTAGTTTCCAAGCACCAGTACCAATCTGATACCCGCCACTATCTCCTACTAGAACTGTTGTTTCACGGTCACGATTGACAACCATACCATCATCAATCTTTGATCCTTCTAAATCTAAGTTAGCATGTCCAGCAGAATAAAGACCATGTGAATAATATACATAGCCTTTATCCTTATCAAAGATATTCAAACCATCTAATTTATGTTCAAATCCATCAGGTATACGTTCAGGTGGGAACATATCAGTAGCATCTGCGTAATGCTGAGAAATTTTACGAACATAAAAGTTTGATATCGCAGGTAGAAAGATAGCGTATCCTGCGTTTAGGTTATCTTTACCCAAATCTTTCATTAATTAATTTCCTGATTTAGCTGGTAGAATGTATTCATACATACCGATGCCTGAATCTACTTGAATCATCATAGCACCTTGATCTGAGATTTTGATGCTCATTGTTGATGTGTCACCTAGTTTCAGAATAGTTAGAACTGTTGATAGTGGGAATGACCAACCTGACTTTAGTTCACCATTTACATTACGTGCGAATGTCAAGTCTGCTTTATCTGTTGACGCATCGCCAATTGTGAACTGTAGATCCCCATCTACTGTACGAACTGTGAATAGAGGATCGTATGCTGATAGAATAGCTGCTGTCTGTTGCAAGTCTTTGACCGCTTGCTGTGTCGGCATGATTTCTACATCCCACTTCGCCCCTTTGAAGTTTGCTGTTTTAATCTGAGCATCAACTAGTTCTGACACGATTACACGATAGTTAGCATTCATAATGCCTGGAATAGTGAAGTTGAATTCTGTTGGAACTTCTTCACCATTACGTTCTTGACGACCAATCTCAACATGTGTTGTTACTGCTTCACCTTCATTGTTACGGCTTTCATATCCTAGATAACCAGATAGAACACCGAGACGACCTAGACCGAACTTACCTGCAAAGTCAGGAACACGATTATGTAGTTTAGCACGAAGAACAACTGTGCGGTCGTCATCCATCGCATCTAGTGTTGTTGCTTCATCATCTGTTGTTACTTTTACTGCTTGAATGATACCAAGCGAATGTGTGTGTTTCACAATATCTTTTAAAATGTCACGCATTGCGTTCTCCTATATTATTACTCTTACTATATCACATATTAAAGTGTTTGTCAAATGTATTATCTCTTTTTTCTATCGTTCTACGATTTTTTTTACTGATTCTAATTCTCCAAGATCCAGTGTTTTTATTGTATTCTCCCCACATCCCTTTATCGTCTGATGTCAATCTTGGCCAGTTACGTGGGTCAGTATCTAGATCCACCTTAGATGTGTTATCTATTTTTCTACAGATTTGTTCAAACTGTTCTTTGTATAGCTCACCGCCATGAGAACCTTCGGCTGCGTTGATATTATAAGAACCACCAGTTAATCCTAATTCATCATAGCGATCCACATAATGCCAATGTTCAGTATGTTTTTTAAACCATTCATATCGCTGATCCTCACTCATATCAGAAAATCTATTATGTGAAATTGTTCCTACTGTAGTTTGTTTTACATTATAGTTTCCGGTTTTTATACCTACGCCCACTTCTGGTAAATCAGGTTCGTCAAACAGGTCTAGTTTCGCATCACATTGGTTAGCAATCACTTCCTCAAGGTGTCTACCGATTTTATCTTCGTTGTTTGTTTCTATTTTAATGGATCCAGTTATAACACCTGAGTAGTCATATAAGTCAAGTTCCTTGTGTTTTGGTTTACGTGCCATTTTATACCTTTCTATGTATAGTGATTCGAATCTATCATAGTTACTAGTGTTTCGTCAAGAGTTGAATTGGTGTTCGCCTACTGTTTTATTCAAATAAATCATCAAATACTGAGGTTTCATTAGGTTTTTCTTTTCTTGGGTTTGCTGTTGATGGATTGTCAACCCAGTATATTGTATTAGGAGGCAAAAATCCATGTATGAACCAAGCGTTGCCGAATGGTGGGGATCCTCCTCCAGTGAAGTCAACACGATTGTTGTACACTAATGCTGACATACCATACTCCATAAACATCTTACCACGGGCAGAGCCTTGAAAACTTGCTACTGGTAAGAATAGAGCAAAAGGTTTACCCAAATCATAGCAATGTCGGATAAACTTATCTTTTAGTGAGTAGGGCGGGTTTGTGATTACTCCATCATACACATCACTTGGTGCGCATTCAAAGAAATCTTTACCGTTACTTGGTTCAATCTTGTAACCGAATTTGGTAAACCCTTCTACAATAAGACCTGACTTACCACTTGTTGCTTCGTAGTAAGTCGCATCTTTGTCTAAGTACTTCAATAAAGGTTCAACACTATCAGGTGGTGTATAGCACTCGTCTGATGCTGCGTTCCTACCTAAGTTTTGTACTAGTTCTAAGTGTGTCTTTTTTGCCATTAGAAATCAAATAAGTTGTCAAATTGCTCACTAGTGCTTGCTGCGCTCAAATCCCACTTTAGAACACCAATCAAGTTGTCAATCTTTTTATCAATGATTGTTGTTTCCATCAAGTCATGGTCGAACGGAAGTTCTTGGAACCATTGTGGGATGCGTGTTTCATCAATCGGATACGCAACACTAGTCATTTTCATTGGGTTGTCTTTTAGTTTGCATACGATAGTTTTCATACCGTCTACAATCTCAAGTGAATATCTGTCGCTGTTCATATCACGCAGAGTATTCCAATTCAAGGCTGCGCTAACATGTCCTGGAAGATGTGGCTTTTTCAACTTGTCTTCTGAACTGCGTAGTTTGAAGTCTGCATTCTGTGCTTTCTTAAACTTCGCAACATCGTTCTTAAACTTTGTCAAGTTGTTTACCCGCTTAGGAGTACCTTTCTCCCAGCCAGGCTTTTCACGGAAGTCTTTCTTAAAGTCTTTGACCATATCAACGACATTATCTTGGTTACCGCCTGTCAGAACTTTAACAAGAACATCCATTAAGAACTTCTGCATATAGTCTGGAGTATCGCTTCGCTTCAAGTCAAGACCCATAGCTTTCACTTTACCGGGTTTACCATCTACATCACGGCGCACACCATCATCATCGTAAATTAACATAGCATAGCGTTTCTTCTTAATAAAGATAGCCATTGTTGCTAAGTTTTCACGACCTGCTGCGATAATCTCACCTTGCTTGCGAGGACAGTTAAAGAAGTCTTTCATAAAGTCTGGAAAACTTGCGTTCACTTGATTAGCGATTTCGTCATACATTGTTAACGCAATCTCTTTGTCCCATTCAATCTCACCGTTATCAATCTCTTTCTGAAATGTCGGATACATTGAATAGTAGATAGAGTCTGTGTCACCATAGATTACTGAGCGACCTTTATAGTCGTAAGTCCCATCGATAATCTCATTAGTCTTGCTTCCCATATGTCGTGTAATACAACGACCAGACAGAGTAGTTGACTGACCGATGCGCTTGTCGTAGAAACGACAACCCTGATTAAGAATCGCACCATATAGGGAGTTCAAGTTAATCTTTTTCACTAGCTGACGTTTATCCCAGAATGCGATTTCTTCTGCGTCACCACCTTCTTGTGCTTTCTTTTTATTTGCTTGTAGAACTTTACGTTCGGCGTACCAACGTTCTAGCAAACTAGGAATGATACCTTGAATATCTTGTTTGAACACAGTTCCGTTCGCACTCATAGCCCAAGGCAGTCCTGAGTTATAAACTAAGTCGTACATTTCAGCACCAGTAAGTTCGTGGTGTTCGCCATTTTCCATATCTAGGTGCATCATATTCGTCTTATCTTTTTCATTCATAAAACGAAATTCTTCTGTAGAGAATGTATCTTCCCATGCTTGCGCTGCACCGAAACCTTTATTAGTACCACCACGTCCTTTTCGAATACGAGACTGTATCATTTCGTCTGTATAATCAGGACGTAGTTGCGCTGTAATAGTTTCAGGACTCATGTTTAACGCACGAATGATAGATGGATAAAGTGAGTTAATATCAATACCCGCTACCCACTTTTGAATGCCAATCTGTGGATTAGCAACAAACGCACCCGCTGCTTTTTGTGCTTCTGCTGCTTCTTCTTCTTCAGCAGTGGGTTCATAATCATCATCCTCGACATCCCAACTACGTTTTTTACGATCAGGAACAACCATACCACGTCTGTGCGCCTCGTTGATAATTGCTTGTTCAGTAACAGCAACAGCACCCATAGTTGTCTGAATATTCACAGTATTATCGTGCGCAATCTCGTTAGCCAAGTCAATGAAACGTAGTTTCTTGTCTAAGTTATCAAGTAGGGCAACGTCTTGTCTGTTATATTCGACAAACTTATAGAAGTCCTGGTTATATAGTTGGTCAAGTGTGCCTTCATACGCAATCTTGCGCTCACCAAGTTCATACTCACCGATAGCATCAAGTGAATAAGAATGCATTTCATGATATGTATACTTGCGATAAAGTTCTAGGTAGTCGAGGTGAATACGACCAAACAAGTTATAACTGACTTGTTCTTTACCATACTTAATCATGTATTTTTCTTTAGGAAGCAAATCCCACAAACAAAGTTTACGAGTATGCGACTTACTGAGAACACGTGTGATACGTCTAACAGTGTATGGAATATCGAAACCTTCACTGTTCCAACCACTGAGGACATCAGCATCGTCAATCAACGCTAAGAAGTCATTTAACATATCCGCTTCTGAGAGATACAAGAATGTATTCTCAAATTTATCACATAGTCGCTGTGCTTCTTCTAGTCCTTCACCGTCACGCATATGAACAGGTGGAATTACAAACGTTACAAGTTGATCTAGCCATTGTAGATGTGTTGTAATCGCTGTGATTGGCATGAATGGATCTTCGGGCGGAGCAAATCCTTTGTCCGCATCAAAGTCTACCTCGATATCGAAAAACGCTACATTCAGTTTCGGCGAGTCTTTACCAAGATAGTTCTCTGCTAAACAACGAACTTCTGGCTTAATGTCGCTTTCGTAAATCTTTTTGTCGCTATTGATACGCAGTTCTTTATGCATATCTTTAGTTCTTTTTACTTTGATTTGACGAACTTTCTCACCGTGAATAGAAGTATGTTGTCCTCTATCGTCACGCACATAGAATGTACGCCAAGCCGGGAAGTCCTGATATACCCGCTTCCCGTCACGGCGTTCAACAACATTTACGATGTCTTTATTTTTATCGTAGTATGCGTCTACATAACTCATTTACAATGTGCGTCCTACAGTTTCTAATACAGTTTCTACATCATCAAAGTCTTGTTTCGCCTCTTGTAGGCGTGCTTTGTGTGCGATTGAAATTGCTTTATTTAGAACTGAAGGTTTGATGTCAAGTTCTTCTGCGATAGCTTTTACAGTATCCCGCAGACCACCTTTAAGGTCATCCACTTCTTGTAGAACTGAACATCCCTCGTCTACAAGCTGTTTTAGTTTTGCTTTTTCTTCGCTTGAAATATTATCTAATGACATGTTATTCTCCTCATAAGATCATAAAAAAAGGGAACTCAGAATTGAGTCCCCTTTAAGATAACACAGAGGCGTATTAATGTCAATACTTATTTTTAGATTTGTGTGACCCACAGCCCTTTTCATTCAAACGCTGTGCTAGTAATTCTATCTTATCCATATCTGAATCTGATAGTTGATGCATTTGTTTTGGGTTTGATTTTAGTTTGATAGTTTTACCACCAACTTCAATACTGTCACCTGCTTTTTTGCCTGCTTTTGCTGCTGCGTCTAATGCTTTGTAGAACTCGTTATATTCTGAGAACTCAATTCTAGTCGCATCTGTCATCATTTTATTTGCTACCGCTTGTGGCTGATAAGCGTATTTGTCTTTACCTTTTGTCATAGTGTTTTTTATAACACCACCGACACCTTTTGCTGCCCCGCCTATTGCTCCTCTTACAGCACCACCTATCGCTAAACGTGCTGCCATTCCTGCAATCGCTGGAAGAATTTCATCAAGTTTTTCTTCGTTGATTCCTTCTTTCATCATTTTCATAGCAAGACCTGCTGCTTTAACAACACCTTCTTTAGATGACATTAGGTCGTCTAGCTTTGCTTTGTTGTCATCATTTACTGCGTCATAAACTTGTTTAATTGCTGATGCTGTAAACATATCAACTGTCATACCATGTAGTTTACCAGCTTGCTTGTCTGCTACTATTTGATTGATTACATCCATGCTTTCTGAAATTTCATCATCTGGACAATGACATGGGTGTCCACCACAAATAGCACACCATGTGCCTGGCTTTCCACCGTCTTCCATCATATCAGGAACACCATTACCATTTTCATCACGCCACCATGAACCTGTTTCATCATGTGAGTCATGTTCGCAGTCACAATCTGGCTCACAGTTATGCATTTGGCATCCACAATCTTTACAATGGTATTTTGAAGCATCAAGTTTTTCGCTCTCATCAAAGACACCTTCAAACTCATCAAATGCTGGGTGTTCACCGTGACCAAAGAATTTGCCAACCTTTTTACCTGCTTTTTTAATTTTCTTGCCTGCACCCTTGACAACATCCATTGCACCTTCATACATTTCGTCTGCTAGTTCTTTGCCGTGTTTTTTAGCAAATTCTTCTTTCGACATTGTTTCTGAATCATGAATGACTTGATCGCTCATGCGACCTTCTTCAATTGCTAGGTGCGCATCAATTCCTGCTGTTGATTTTAACCCCCACGCTTTAGCTGCTTTCTTAGCTGCTTCATAAGATGTTTTAGCGTGGCATTCGTGCTTACCCTTTTTAGCATGTACACAAACATATGGTCTTTCTTCTGCTTCGTTTACAGATTCTTCTACTTCTGGTTCGTTGTCCATCACCGCAGCATAATCTTCCATGTCACTGTCACTTGGCATTTCGCTATCTGCTGGTGTGTCCATTTCCATATCACCCATTGGGTCTGTCATCATTTCTGGTTCATTAGCAACACTCATATCTGCCATTGGCTCGTTCATCATATCGGCAGGACTATCTAGTTCTAGTGTATGCATTCTCGCTGTTAGTGAGTCTGACATACGAACATAAGCATCATATGCTTTGTTATGTTGGTTACTGAATTCTACTGATAAGTCATGTATCGCATCACGTGCGTTCTTACCAGATGACAACTCTTGTGCTAGTTGTTCTGTTGCTCTATTTAGGTAATCTTCAAATTCGTCATTAGAGATTACAAAAGATTCGATTAGTTGTGACAGTTTCATTTTATTCTACCTTATCTTTTAATCATTTTACTTTTAACAGGTTTATTATATACTAGATTACCTACATCTGATGTATAACCCATCTTATAATTTTTTTTCTTTCTACCATATACTGAACGTTCAGCATCAGACTTTTTTGTACCAGGTGTCATTGGCATAGAAACCGATGCAAAGGATCCGGCAAACGTTTCATTTATGATCTCGTTTATTTTCATAATAGTATTTATCATTTAAGTAAAATATGTGTAGTTTTATCTTAAATGCTTTGTTGGGAATCCGTCTTTATTGACATCATTTCCGTATTTTTTAACTTGCTTGATGATTTCATTTGGTCCTACATCAACAGTTGTATTTACACCTTTTACAACACGACCAACTCCGGCTGCTTCGTTGAATGCTGTAAAGTCAGCAAAGTTTTCAGCAAATCCAGGTTTGCCAATATCATCCAATGAATCGAGCCAACTATCATCGTCATCGTCATAATCAGTATATGTATTCTTTGTAGGTTCGCCTCTGTTGGCTGCTAACATATCTACAAAAGGAACAGCAACAGATTCGATCCAGCGTGATATATCGCCGTATGTGGTTATTTTTGTTTTGAACAAATCTTTTAAAATATCATTAATATGATTTTCTTCTGCTTTGCGTTCATATGACTTACCATACATGCTTTTTAAACGGCCAATCTGGCTTTTTATTTCTGGGCTTGTTAGTTCTAATAAGAAAGTTCTCAGATTTAAAAGATAATATTCATTGGTATCTACAATTATTTCATTATCAAATCCAGCAGGCGGCCATCCTTTTTTATAGGTAGCCACTGCTTTATCTACATCAAAGTCACTTGGTAATGAAATATTTCTACCGCCTTTACTACGTCCCATTCCCAGGTCTTCAATTGTGTCACTATAATACATCTCATTACTTAATGGTATAAAAATATTTTGCATTCCAGAAACTTCCATATCTTCAAGAGAGTTTCTATTAACGTTTGCATACTTTCCTGATGCAATGGCTGCAAATGTTGGATTTTCAATACCAAGTTTTTGCAAGACTTCTTGTTGTTTTTGATTACTTCCTGTTTTTATTTTTCTGCCGGTATCATTGGTTACTTTTTTAATAATTTTTGCAACAGGTTCTGCGTCATATACAAAACTTCTAAACATTATTGGTCGGTTGCCCATAGCGTCTGTTATCTTTTTGACTTTTAGTAATCTGTTTTTCATATGAAAAACATTTTCAGGGACACTAACATCCTCATTAAACGCTATGTCAGTATGTTTCTTTGCATTTGCACCGTCTGGGTGTTTAGGATTGATACCTACAACTTCACCGTTCATTAAGTCTGAAATGTTTGATGCTTTGCCAATTTTATCTAGTAATTGATGTAGTTTGTCATCGGCATCATAATTGCCGCTTTCGTATCCGCTTTTACCACGAACTTCTGTGCGCTTACCTGTATCGTTGTCTGTAATATGTAGAACATACATATCAGCATCACGTTCTAACTGTAATTTATATCCTTCGTTGATATTTTCTATTTCACTGAAACGCATTTACTTCTTCTTTCTTCCAGCACAATGCGCTTTTTGTGAAAAACCTTTTGGGTTATTGCAATCTATTGACTTTTTGTACTTGTTACTCCAACCTTCAGTGATATTTAAATTTTTAATGGCCTGCATGAAACCTTTTTTTGTTTTTATATACTTATGTACAATATCTCGCTGTTCTGGTTCCATTCTATAATACTTGTCCATAAAACGTTTTGCTTCTTTCGGCTTCACGTTAATAGTATTACCATCATAGAACTTAACTGGGAATGGCTTGTTATCACTTCTGTCAGAAACTATATCTAGCACTACTAATGGATTAGATTGTTTCGCTTCAAACTCTTGTATACTTTCATACTGTGCTTTGTACATATCTACTAGCTCTTTTGCTTTAACACCATTAAAAGCACGTGCTATATCAAAAGCATACCCGCCTATACTTTGCTTTGATTTATCTGTATTTACTAGATGTCGTAACGCTTGTATTGCTGCTTTATAAAATTCTTTTTCTTGTCTGCTTCTTATCTGTAAAAGTAATTCTTCACGTGTCGCCTCCCCAAGAACAAAGTCTGCTGCTTTTTCACCACCACGTAGTGCTGCTTTTTGTAGCTTACGCAGAGACTTTAGTCCTTTACCTGTTTTGATAGCAACTTTAAACATAGATTTCAATGAAGCAACAGTAGTTTGTGCTGCCACGGCCATAATAATAAGTTCTGGTAGTGGAGGTATAGAACCTAAGTCTTCATTTAAATCTTCATCAAATAGTCCTTTTGCCCAGTTTACAATCTTATCAAATCTATTTCTGGGTTTTTTAGGTTGCGGCTTTGGAGCTTGTGTGGCAGTAGGCGTCACTGTTTTGCCCTGCATTCCTGGGAAGTTAATCTTAGAGCCTATAGATTGTTGTTCTTGTGCTATTTCTTTATTATCTAACGTATCTTTAGTTTTCTTTGCTATTGCGGTAGCGGCGCCACCTGCTGCGACACCTTTAGCAATAGTTGCTGCTATTTGTTCTGGGCTAGCACCGGGCGGTGAATTTTTGATAATGCCTTGAATGACATGTTTAGCAATCTTAATTCCTTTTTTTGCTAATATTCTCATTGCTACCGCAACTAATGGATTTTCATTTAACTGAGATTCCACTGGGAATTCTTTATTAGATGTTTTAAAATTTTTCTTACGCATAACAGTTTTAGCAATAAGTTCTAGTTCACCTTTTCTATCATTCCACTGCAGTACAAAAGGAATATTGATATCAGTTTCTAAGTCTTTCATGACCGCTTGTGCATCAGGTCCCATTTGAGCGATAGGTTTACCCCATTTGATAAACTCTTTTTTGAATAGCATGCCAAGTTCTTTGATACTAATAGGACGAACATTGCGTTCATCATTTACTCTATCCAAGAAATGTCTTGTAAATTCTACATCAATACCAAGTTTGGCAAACACTTTATCTAGTACGCTTTCTAATGCGTCTAGTTGTTGCTGTGTCACGCCTCCCTTTTCAAACTCAGTTATCTTCATTTTATTATTCCTCTATTGGATTATCAATTAGTATAAGATTAAATGTACTGCTTACTAAACTATTATTAGTTGTACTATATGCACGAATTTCTATATCTGTTTTTTCATCAAATTTTAATGGGATTTTATAATCTTTTGCATATGTAGTTGCACTTACCGTAATAATATCTTTGCTATTCCAACCATTATCAAATGTCCTTGCCATCATAAAAGCCACTGCATCTGTGTTTTGCTTACCAGCACCAACTGTCCACTGTGTTAGATATGCAGTTTTTCCTGCAGGAACCGTATATAAAGACATAAATGTTTGCCCACGTCCTGCGGCATTACCGCCTGATCCATCGATACCAATTTGTGCCAACACTGTACTTGTGCCACTGCTTGTAATGCTAACAGTACCTTCATTAACTCCGCTACTACCTGCTGTTAATACTTTAACACGAAAAATTCTCAAAAACTCTTGGGTACCAGCGCCACCACCAACTGTAAGTGTTTCATAAACTAAGTTATAATCCGCATCAAGTCCTTGTATTTCAACTGTTCTTGCACCAGTACCTGTTGCTGAATCTGTTCCCAATGTACTTGTGACAAAAACTGTTTCTGCAGTTGTTAAATATTGATAAATCCCACCTGCGTCCCAAATAGTTTCTTTATTAGCGTCAACATCAACATTCATACCAAATTTTTCAATATAACCTACACCCTCAATCTCACCATTTGATACCTGAATACCCCAACCGTTTAAGTTAGCAATAACTCGCAACGCAGGTAATCCTGCTGTATTATATTCCATCGCATTTTGTACACCCATTAAGTTTGGGTCTAAATTCGGGTGTAAATAGTCTTCATAATTCTCAGCCATGTTCTTCAATCCTTACTATAAGTTTTCCTTTTCCTGCGATTACTCTGTGATATGTTTCTTTTGGTATGTTAAGAACATCTCCTATGTTTAAACATCTTGGTAGTTCATCATCCATTTGAAACTTCCAGTTATCACTTTCTAATACTGTTACAGTCCTCGTCATTCTATCTCTGTGCCAAACTAATTCGTCGCTATCTATGTTACTGTCAAAAGTTCTTATTCTTACATTACCATTGACAACTTCACTATAAGGTTTTACCACCATGTGCCACCTTTAACACCTAATGATTTATAACGTGGTGTTCTACATGCCCAATAACCTGCTTTTGTTTTATCATTCTTTTGCTTACATTTATGTCTAGCAACAAAACTTTTAACTGCACCTGGGTTCTTTGCTTTGACGCTAAGACCTTTATCGCCCCAACTTACTTTTTTAACTCTGCCTGTTTTTGGGTTCTTAACATACACATAAAACTTCTTAGGTCCCCCACGCTTTGGCGAGTTTAGTTTTACTTGCTTTCCATTATATTCTGCTTCGTCAAGTTCTTCTTCCATTAAAAATGGTACATCTAATGGAACAATTTCACCTTCAATTTTTACTAGTTCGCCGATATCTGTTTCCAATAATTCTTCATCTTCCCAATCCATTTCTAATAGACCGACAGAATTTAGATTACGTAGACCACGATAGAATTCTCTAAATGATTTACTACCTGGACGGAAGATACACTCTCTGAATGGTACACCACGCTCAATATGTTCTAGTATTGCTTTTGCTACAGCTTCACTTAACCCCAATGCTTTTAGTGCAGCTTGAGGATTACCTTGAGTGAATTGTTTCCACGCCTCAGGGTGTTGTGATTTTAACATTTCACGGGCTTTGATTAATGCATCCGCTCCAGCGTCACCAACTTTTTTTGATGCAATAGATTTAAACAAAAAGTCAGGCAGGTTAGCACCTTTTGCTAATGTTTTTCCGTTAATATCAATATAGTTTGGATTTTTCTGTATAAAACGTTTTATTGACGCAGTAGAATTTGGATTATATCCATGATCCGTCATGAATTTATCTATATCAGGTATACTATTTCTTAAAGTATTCCATGCATCTTGCCATTCATTTAATGAATCTGCTTCTTCGTTAAACATATTAAAAGGATTACCACGTAGTTTTGGTTCAATTCTTCTCCCACCACCAGCGATTCTATTTGGTCTAACACCTGCTCCACCACCACCTGCACCTCTTGTTACTCCCGGTAAGGTTTTTCCAGGAACACTTGAAGGTTTAGTACTGGTGTTAGCATTTTTATTAAATTTTGGGGTTCTTTTAGCTTTCTTTTCCTGATCTTTTTTAAATCTTTCACGGGCTCTTCTATCTTCAGGCCCATCTCCTTTTATATCTCGTACAACATCTTTGCCAATTTTTCTACCAATCATACTTGCTGGAATACCTGCTGCGGCCGCAGCACCTGCTAGTTTAAATGGATCAATATCATCCTCATTATCGTTGGATGTTTTTCCTGACATGCCTATCATTTTATTTAACTCATCTCTTGTGCTTTTATTAATAGTAGATTTTCCAATAGTGTCTACGTCTTCATTTTTGGCACGTTTGGTTGCGATAGCATGCATAATACTTTCGGCTTCGTCACCATATCTATCAACAAAATCACTCTTATGTTTTTTTAGTTTTTTGAAGTGAGTTTCTTTTGAACGTTTTTCACCACCTGTAAGTTTACGTTCAATTAAAAATTCATGTCTTAACTCTGCTTCCCATAATGCTTCGTATAGTGGCTCTTCTTCCCAACTTTCAGTCATAGTTGAAGGTTGAAGTTTTCTTTTGAATATATCAACAACGTTTGATGGTATATCATCACGTCCATATAAATCTTGTAATATTTGAATTAACTTCGTTTCATCTGCTTTCGCAATCATGTTTCTAATCTGTGTCGCACTATTAACGTCTTCTCCACGTATCTTAAAAGTAAATGTAGGAACTGTGACAATGTATGAGTGGTCACGTAATGGTTTTGCGTCTGCCGTACCGTTCCATTTTTGAACGTGCGCAGGTTCACCATTCTTCTTTAGCTTAGGACCGTTCTGTGGAAAATCAAATCGTGGGTCTTCTGACATATCTTTTTCTGATACCGCATATAGTACAACTGTTGAGTCAGGATCAAATCTATCTGTTATCTCTGTAGCAACATAAGGAACTTTGGTTTGTACAATTGCGTTAGGATCAACACCAGCAAGCATCATCATTTTTTTCTTTTCGTCAAAAGCAAAAGGAGATTTGTGTCCATCTGTTTTACCAGATGATGCAATGTATACCTGTGCACCTTTAAATTTTTCTTTTAGGTACTTAAATACTTTACCATGTCCTATATGGAAAGGGTGAAAACGTCCAGGGTAAATCACAACCAGGTTTGTGTTTTCATTTTCAACTAAATCAAATAATCTCATTTTTTGTTCCTTATTAAATACAGACTATTTGTATTTATCATTTTAGTTGTATAACACAAATGCAATAAAAAACTCAGCCGAAGCTGAGTTTTTAAGTGTTACCAGAATTTCCACCATTTCTTTGGTTTTTTGTGTGTTTGAATAGCATGTAATGCTTCTTTACATTCATTAAGCATTGTTCTTCTGTTTAATACTTTCGCTTTTTCTATTTGCTCCAGTATTTCTTCTTTAGTGAAATAGTTCACATTGCCTGCTATGTTTTTAAATACTCCAACCAACTTTCCATCTTTTACATCTATGTATAAAAACTTCATTTTCGGGCTCCTTTTATTAAAAGCGACCGTTATTGACTCCAATTAAATAAATTACACCTACTAATACAAAAACACCAATAATAAAACAAGCTACCCCTGCAGCAAAATTAATAATTGCTTCTTTGCGTTCTATTGCTGCGTATTCCATATCTCTGCGTTCTTTACGCATTTTGGATTCAATTCTAACAATCTCGTCCCACGCCGATGGACCGTAGTATAATGAAATATACCCACGTAGTTCCTCTCTCATTTCCTGCGCCTTCTTTTTGTGTGCCCAGGCTTCTAATGCCTCTTGTTCTATATTAGAACTTAACATTTTTTTAAACAGTGGAGGATTTTTAGCACGTTCATGTGCAAAGTCTAAATCGGATATAGATTTTGCCCAACTACCTAGTTGGGCACCCATATCTGATATCTCTTTTCCGGTACTAATCATAGTTTTAATACCGTTATATGCGGCTGTTGCCGCACTAATAGCTGTTACTGGATCTAACATTCTCTCTCCCATGTATATTTACATAAAAGATAGAAATGTTATCTACTATGTTTATTGTATATTTTTTAGTAAGTTTGAATTGTCAGGATCTAATGGTAATCTGGACTGTCTTAGGATACGTTTTATGTTTATGTTATTTTTCTTTAATATTTCATCAAATAACTCATATTCAGAATCTTTAGTTATTTTCTTTGTAAAGTATTGCGAATCTATTTTTATAGAATCATTGATATTAAAAAAATTTAAATCTTTACTAGTAAATGATAAGTCTTCATACCAAATATATGGCATTTCATATAGTCTTGTGACTCTATGCCATTGTGCTATCATTTTTGTTATATATAATACATCGAGGAATGTTACATTGTTATAATGTGCTTCTTTGATATCTATATCATCTACTGTATTCCAAACCTGTGTTTCCAGACTTCTTAAATATGAAATTACAGTATGTTTCCAGTTTCTTCTACCGATAGAAAATGAATTAGTTTTCTCATTTATTGTGTGTATATCTATCAACAAGTTTTGATAATCTGTCATTGTTTTCCAAACAGAATAAACGTCTTTGCCGTTGTATTCTGTCCAGTAATTAATTATCTTTTCTCTTGTCAGATGTTTCGGCAATACATCAAACTTTCCAGATAGCATTTCTTCATTTTCTACTAAATGATATTCATTTGATTGATGAAACTTCTCATACAAATACATGTTAAGAATCTTAACCAGATAAGTAGATCCAGATCTTGCATGACCCCATATAGTATATTGTTTATGATTTTTCATTCTGTCTCTCATATATAAATTTGGAGCGGGCGATGAGATTCGAACTCACGACATTTACCTTGGCAAGGTAACGCTCTACCCCTGAGCTACGCCCGCTCATATCTATATTTATATATGGTCTCGGTAGCTGGATTCGAACCAACGACCCCTTGTACCCAAAACAAGTGCGCTACCAGACTGCGCTATACCGAGTTATAAGTTCCAGAAAACTAGAACAAAAATTAATATTAGCATAATGACTACAAATCCTAAAGTAGTCCACAAAAGTATTTCTTCACCAGTCATAATGCTTACCTTTGTATTGGTGCGGATAGAGGGACTTGAACCCCCACGCCTTGCGGCACTAGAACCTAAATCTAGCGTGTCTACCAATTTCACCATATCCGCATTATTTTTTTCTTACAGTTATACTGTATCGTGTTTCTTTTACATTTAGAACAGTATGTGGTTCCTCAATATTTAAATTATACCATGTATTAATATCGCACTTTTCTTCATATAACATTTTACTAGGATTATGTTCGTCGTCCCACCATTGGGTTATAACATTTTCTCCGCCAGATGTTATTAAATAATTTGCCTTTGTTCCAATGATACCATGATCCCTGTGTAGAGGCAAGTCCTGTCCTATAATTTGGTATCTCACAATAACTTCATAATTAAAGTATTGTTGTATCCAATCGTATAGACTTTCGTTACATATAAAAGAACCATAAATATTTTTTGGCGCAGAACCTTGATATGTGTTTTCGTTATCCATTGCCTCTTCAATAGTTAGTAATAAATTATTTGGGACTTTTGGAATAAAATTTAATTTCTCTATATACATATTCAATTTATTTTTATGGTGCCCCCACACGGACTCGAACCGCGGACCTACTGATTACAAATCAGTTGCTCTACCAACTGAGCTATAGGGGCAAGCTAATTAACTTACACTTTTATTTATGCATGGCGGAGAGAGAGGGATTCGAACCCTCGGTGGGCTTTCACCCACGCTGGTTTTCAAGACCAGTGCATTCAACCGCTCTGCCACCTCTCCTAATTGGCACAGGCGCTAGGACTTGAACCCAGGACCCTCGGTTTTGGAGACCGATGCTCTACCAACTGAGCTACACCTGCAAAATGGCTCCGGCGGTAGGGGTCGAACCTACGACCAATTGATTAACAGTCAACTGCTCTACCACTGAGCTACGCCGGAATATTTTATTAGGGAGCTAACCTTGGCTCCCTGCGGGCTTATTTTACGCTGCCACCCGTTTCTGACTTATATTAACAATATAGCATATTGTTAGTAGATTGTCAAGAACTATTTGCCTTCTCTTATACAAATTTCAGAATAAATTGCTAGATATTCCATCATTTGTTCGTATGTTGGTCTCTTCCATTTGCGCATTTTGCTTATACGCTCTTGTAAGTCTTTATGCGATTTCAAAGAGAGGTTTTCCATTTTCATACCTATTACTATACACTAAAACTGGTGCTTTGTCAATAACTGTGTGAACATTATTTTCAATATCTTTTATCCTAAGTTCAATAAAGTCTTCGCCATCTTCTTCTAAATGTAAACAATAACAGTGATAGTTACATTGTCTTTGTATCATTACTTCTAGTCTGTCAATAAGTGCTTTACTTAAGAACTGGACTCTTGCGTCAATAATGTTATCTTTCATCTTCTAGCTTCAAGTTTTTTTACTTCTAGTCGGTTAACACGTGTTTTTAAATATCGTATAATAGCTTCTTCTTCGGACGTTCGGTCCTTTTTTGGTTTTGAATTTCTCAAATCTCTAAGTTCGTTACTAAGCACCGATAGTTGGTGCCACTCAATTCCTGAAAGTGCCATTTGCGTACTCCTAATGATTAAGTTATAAGAATCTTATATAAGATTCTATTAGAATTGTCAACTACTATTTTAAATTTTATGGTAAAAAACTGTCTGCGTCTTCGTCTGCCCAATCAAAATCATATGGGTTTGGTATTGCTTCGTATTCAGTAGATTCTTCGTCTCTCCAAATCTGCTGATTATTAACTTCGTCTGAATTTAATTGAGGTCTATTTCCAGTACTAGGCGGTGTTATACTGTTTGATGCTGGTCCTGGAAGTATGCGTGTTTCATTTTGATCACTCTGTCTTTGCTTTTCTTTTTCAGCGGCTCCCCAATTCTGTTGAAAATCATATGTATTGATTTCACCACCTGATGTTTGTCCATTTCCGTCAGGATCAATTTCCATATATACTTGAACACCGTTAGAACTCTTCTGTTCTGCCTCACTTAATTGTTCTTGATTATTTTCTGTATTTGGTATCATAATAGCTTTAGGTTTGGCTTCACCTGGTTTTATCACCCAAACATAAATCCATTCTGATATATCTGGATTTTCAAAATGTGAAATGTACATTGTGTCTTTCTCAAATATATCAATTGTTGGATAACCCAATAATCTATCTACTGTTATATAGATTGTCCAACCACTATAAAGTGTTAACGGTATAAGAAAGAACATTAATACAAAATTTTTATAGTTTCTAATAGCAATCCATAACACAACTGTAGAAACTACGATCAGTGCTATCAGAATAGGCAGTAAGTCAAAGTTGTAAAGATTCATTTTTATATTCCTCCGGGTGAGTTACTGCCAACACGCATAACAAAGTTGTGTTTTCTATCATCAACTGCTGTGATATTACCGTCTTCGTCTAACTCAAAATTAAAGAGAGTTATAACTTGTCCACGCTGTTTATACTTTTTAGATACACGATACTTTTCTCCATATGGATTTATTTTTATAAGTGTAGCAACAATTTCTCGGTTATCTTCTATGTCAACCATTTTGCCACCCTCTCTTCTTTTAGGATATCTGTAAGAATATATATGAGCCGCGATCTTGTATCTGCCTGGTTTAATGCCACGCATTGTTACAACTTCACGGTTGATTGGAATAGTTACACGCTCGCCTTGTGGTGTAATCCACTGGTCATTACTAACACCCAAATCATCTTTTTCTAGGTTAAGTAGACCGCCTTCTTTTCGTGTAAATGAAACAGTTACATTTCCTGGGTCTTGCACCCATAAATCAACATCATCATTTGATACTGTGTCCCATTCAATAATGATTAAATATTCTGCTTTCTTTGGTGCATCTTCTTTTTTAGTAGGGGGATTGATTAATAAAAATGCTACAATAAACAAAAATACAAATCCTACTAATAAGTTGAATAACAGGTCATTCAGACCAGTAGTACTTTTAAATCTTTGTTTATTTTTATTAGCCATCATCCTCTCCAGACTCAAGATTTACTAATTGTATCTTTAGAGCCTGACTAAGGACTAGACCGACTAATGTTGTATATAATGCTGTACTCATACCGAGAGCCATTGAACTTAGTGCTTCTTTTAGAGTCTCTGGATTGGCTGTATCTATTGATCCAAAACTGTCACCCAACATGATAATGAAACCAGCAACTGTGCCTATCATACCTAATGTAAGTAGAGATTCACTTATGAACCAAGATACATTCATACCTGTTGAATAATCTTTTCCTCTACGTTGGTCATATGTTAGTTTTCCTACATATGTTGATGCTAAAAAATAGACTGCGATAATTACGAATGAAAGTCGTGTTGCGTCTTTGTCTAGTAGTTCATTAAAGAACCCAAAGTAGTAGCAAACAGTTGTTGCTAGGATTGTTAGGCAAAAGAAAAGCCACCAACGTAAAAATATCATATCTATCTCCAAACATACTATAATAAATTATTGTATGTATTTATCTGGTTATATAGAAAAGCTGGACCCACACCCACACGTTGTAGTAGCATTTGGGTTATCTATTGTAAATCTGTCGCCATGCATACTTGTTATAAAGTCTATCTTAGCATCACTTAGATACATAATACTAGCACTGTCAATTACCAACTTAACATCATCTGTTTCTATTACGGTGTCATCATCTTCTATATCATTAGCAAATGTAAATCCATAGCTAAATCCATGACACCCTCCGCCTTCTACATATACTCGTAACGCAGTTGACGATTGTTCACCCTGTTCTTCGATTATCTCTTTTGCTCTTGCCGCGGCCGCTTCCGTAAATATCATATCGTAAAACTCTCCCCACACCCACATCTTGCTTTTTCATTTGGATTATCTATTAACTCAAAATGAGAATTTAACCCCTCGGTGACATAATCAAGGGTGGCACCGTTTATTGCATTCAAGTATTTATTTTCTACTAGAATGCTAATACCATTATAATTTATAACATGATCTTCAAGTATGTTGTAAGAATTATCTAGTACAACTTCGTACATAAGACCTGTACATCCGGCTGTTTTTATTGATATTCTTACAATCTTATCACTTTCGTTTTCTGTCCATTTTTTAATTCGTTTTTCCGCTGTCTCAGTCAAATACAACATACTTAATTCCTGCTTCTATTTCTGTTTTCTTTTGTTTAGACCTGTTATGAATATTTGATATTTCATAAAACCTGTTTAAAAGACCTGCAGCAATTTTGTAGTTTTCGTAGATGTCAATACTTTCTTCTATCTGTTCTTTGATAAATGTAGTTTGACTTTTAAGTTCTAGTATAAACTCTTCAATCTCTTCAACTGTATTAGCGGTTTCGTATTGATGATTAAGTTGATTTACAAAAACAAAATCACTTGGTTCGGCACTATCTCTAACATCGCTTTCGTAGCCGTTTAGTTCAATTAAATATCTTGCACGGGAAATCGGATCCGCCAATGTTTCAAATGAACGTGTAGCAAAATCAATTTTTTCTCTATTGGAAAAGCTATCCTCTTCATTCTTAAGAATGGTAAGGATCTTCTTATAATGTGCTGTTAGGCTACGCACACTAATATTTTGTTTTTGTTGTATCCCAAAGAATTTAAAATAATTCTTTTCATTGAGATTGTAACTTTTCTTTGTACCAGACATTTATTTACCTACTTATACACTATACATAATACATTATTATTACATGAGTGTCAAGCACTTTCTACATATTCTTTAACTTTTCTGTTAGTTCGTGGTACGGTCTCATTCTAGGATCAGTCTTGTGTTCTTCGCTAAATTCTAAACCGTATCTCCAACCCTCTTGTACTTTAGTATCTACCCAACGATTGTGTTTAATAGCAGTTATATCCATTTCATATTCTGTTTCTGGTAGAAAATAATCTTCTGTTGTTGTTATTTCTAAGACAAAATCTTTATCTGTCCATTCTTCAATAAGTTTTAATATTACTTCAGTTTCCGCTTCTGTTAATGAACGGCTTATCTTAAAGTCATACATATGTGTATCGCCCTCAGTGTGATAGTGAACAGCCGAGCCTTCTTCTTTAGCTTCAAACATATTAGGTACAGACTTTGTTAAAACTGTTAGTATGCCTGATATATCATGCTTATCAAGTTCTTCGTCTAAACCAAGACGTATGTGATGCTTAAAAGACTTCATTAAAACTTATCTCCGTCATAATCATTATATTCATTATAGTCACGCTTTTCTTTAGCAGTCATTTTAGTTGAACCACCCATAGATCCTGTTTGTCTTGTATCAACCTCAGCGACAAAGGTAGATGAACTTGAATTAACATATAGACCAAACCACGCAGCGCCGGCGCCAACGATAACTGAAACTAGACCTGCTTGTTCCATTGACGGATCAGGCAATGCCATGAACCACTCAACTACTCTCCAGAGTAGATAGATATACATCGTAATAAAAGCACGTGGAAATAATCTCCATCTACTGAAATATTCAGGTGCTATCCACCAAAAGCTATCTTTTCTCATAATACACCTCTTCGTAATTATACTTGTATTTATCTTTTTAAATTGTAAAAATGGCAAAAAATAATCCCCTACAAGAGGGGATTACTAATCTTTTAAATGTGTCTAACGATATATTAGAACCAAGTCTGTACTGGACCGCTTGTTCCGCCACCAGAACCACCATTAACTCCTGTTGTAGAATCAACTGGCGGGATTGGATCATTAAACGGTGTAACTTGTTCAAAAGTTTGTATTCCGTCTTTATCTAAGAACATAATATCAGCTTCATTGACAATAAAGAATGTTACTGTTCTAGCGTCTGCTTGTGTTTTGCTAGTTTGTCCTTTATCGGCACTTACCCAAAATTCTGTCTTATAATTATCAGAAGTATATTCTCCTACTAAATTAGTAGGAACACTATTGATACTGATTGAAGAATTAGAATACGATGTTTTATCTATAGTTTTAGATGTAACAAAATTTGTTTCTCCAAGTATACCTGTAAAATTACCAGAATCCATTGAAGTTATTTCTGGAAACTCAAAAGTATTGTGATCTTGTGTTGAAACTTGTATAGGTCCTCCACTAACATCACGAAATTCTGGAGTACCAGATTGTGATAGAACATCATAAGTTCCAGCAACTAATGAACTACTAGGCATAGCCGCTAAGAATAGTCTTGTATCTTCCGCAGGATCAACCGTTACAGTTCTATTATATATAGCGCTGCCATTTGACGGATTAAATGATTCCAAAGTAATATTATTACCTGTTCTACTATATCTGTAACCCATTGTATTACTCGCAGAGTATCCAGTATAAGTATAACTATGAAATCTTCTAGCTAAGTCTGTACTATATTCAGGATAATCATCAAAGTCTAAAAATATTTGATAATTAGAAGTTGCTAAAGTATCAGATTCTGCCCCACCTCTGGATGCATTTATATTTGTGCTGTTCATATCTTGATATGCAACACCAAAATATAAGAACCCCCAGTTTTGAGGTTTGTTGCCTGCAAATGTTATTTCACCGCTGTCACCGTCGTTGATAATATCACTATTATAAAAATTCCAATAATTGGGATCATCATAAGCGGTATTATCAATTACAAATTCGGTCATTAGACCATATTGTACCGGGCCTCCACTATATAAATCGTTCATACTAGATACTTTATAATTAACTGTGTTAGTTGGTCCAAATAAATCAGGCATATTTATATCTGAATTTTTGATCCAATTATTACCGTTATATTTTGTATCTACTTGTGCATATGCGTTATTAGATGTTAAAGAAGAATTAACACTAAAACTGCCGTTCACCATTCTATTAACATAATTTGTTTTTGCTTTTGATGTCCAAAAATCAACTTTATGTATATCACTAGTGTGGCTATTTGCACCAGATGTATCAACAATGTTTATATTGACAGCACTCCCGGCGATATTAACCGGGAATGCTGCTGGAGTACGAGCGTAATGCGTATCAATTGTAAGACTTTTTGAAAAAGTGTTAATTGATAATGTCATTTACTTCTCCTTTGAAAATTACAGTTCAATACTTGCTGTTACGTTTGTATATCCTGCACCTGTTACGACTGTTCCTACTTGTAGATCACCAGTAGTTAATGTTGTAACTGTTTTAGTTGTTGAACCATCTGTGAAAGTCATAGATGAACCTTCAATTACTAGTCTTACGTTAGTAGCAATTCTTGCGCCAGAAGCGTTAAGAGCCGAAACATTGATGTAAGAAGTAATATCAGAACCACCATAAGCATATGAACTTAGTTCAGGTGTAATATCTACTGTTACCGGTAGAGTAGGTGATAGAAGATTAATATCAGCATAGTTTTCAGACATTGCATTTGTTTTTGTTGTATACCAAATTCTATCTAGTGAGTCACGACCTATTGCGTGAACAGCATCACCTATAACAGATGTTTCAACCCAACCTGATACATCATTCCATGCATACATTTTAAATGTAGTTTTGAAGAATAGTCCCATTAATGTTCTATCATCGTTTAACCAGATTAAATTTCTTGCAGGTTCTGACAGAACTAGTTTACTGTGATATGTAAGAGCCTTAGGATCTGCTGCATCAACTTCATACATGATGAAAGTTTTAAATCCATCTTCTGCACTGTATTTTTGCTTACAATCTAATGGGAAATATCCAACATAACGTGTCGAGTTACTATATAATTGTTCACAAAGAATTGGTGTCCCGTGATGGGTCTGCCCTGTATCTGTTGTGTGTGCGACCAATGACGCATGTACTGTACTCTTATCGCCTGTGATTGAAATATCAGTCTCAGTTACAAAAGTATCATCAGCTAATGTCCAAGTCGTTAGAAATGGATGGAAATCACCGTATGAATCAAACCATGCCTTATAGAAACATTTTTTACCAGCTGCTCTTGGATCATCGAATGTTTTTGAATATGTATGCCAAATTCCAATACCATTCATGTTGTTACCACCTTGGTGTGTACCGGCTGCAGTAACTACATCACCACCTAATACATCGTGTAAAACAGTCTGAGTTGGATATCCATCTCCATCTCTTGTTGTTTTATTAATTTTAATTGCATTTGAGTTAGTTCCAGTATTAGCATATGCTCCTACCCACATCATTTCACCGTCTACTGCTGATTTTCCTAGACCTTGAATCCCCCAATAAGAAGTCATACCACTAAATGTAGTATCATAGGTACTACCCCAAGATGATGGGAACCCACTACCTTTTGATTGCATGTAGTATTGAGGATAGAAGTTGCTTGTGTGCTTACGTGACCCAAAAACATATCCATTATGTTCTGAATCTTCAATACCAATGAAATCTACAAAGTAACTTGATCCAGTTGAATTTACTACAGGTCTTGTTTCATGTAAATATGTAGAATCTGATGGAACATTTGACCAAAGAGTAAATGCCTCGCTAGTATTATATCCACCCCAAAAACCAAATGCTTTTTTACTACCATCAGCGTTTTGATAAACTCTTAGTCCACCAACATTTGAGAACATATTTTCATCCATATGTCTCCAAGCACTGTCATCGGGAATATTGTTAATAGCACCATCACTTGTTGTATACCACTGTGGCTGGTGCACTGTCAGTTTATTTAATGATAGATGTTGATATCTTTCATAGCTTGTACTTGTATATGCATAAAAGTAACTACTTGCAGAATATCCACCACCAGTGCTAAAATTTAATCTTGAATTAAATTGCGGTGTTAAACTTGTTTTGTCGTGTCTATTTCCATAGAAATAAAAACCATTATTGTTTGCTCTTGGATCTTCTAGCACTGCTGGCCAGTTGCCATCGCCTTGATACGAATATACTTTTGCCATATCTTATTCTCCCACGTGATCGTTTTCTGCTTTAAACCAAGCAACACCTTCTTCGATATTATCCCAGTTTGTTCTAACACCCGCCACAAATTTCCATGGCTGATGGATTAGTCTAGTTTCAGTTCCGTCTTCTAAAATCATAAAGACTTCTAAAACTCCATTATCTAAAACTGCACGATGTCCAATAGTAACAGTAGTTTCTACTACATCACCATTTTCATCTTCAGTCTTTACATTTTTTACTAGATCAAAATTCATTTTTTGTTCTCCGTTTAACTAGTTAAATTGTTGACTTTTTATATTTAAATTGTACAACTAAGTTGGATCCTTTAATTGCGCTACCTACTTGTGTTGTATCTAATGTCAGATAGTCACCCTCTGCCATTCCGAATTCAGGAGAGTTAGTTCCTCCTGTAAATAAACCGGCAGTTATTGTTAAATTTTTCATAACTATACCGTTTCTTCTAACATCCATTTGAATTTCTTGGTCTGCTGAATTTGTAACTCTTGCGTCTATATCAGTAATTGTTAAATCAAATGGTGCATACCATCTTGCCGTACCTGTGTGAGTTTCTAACTCGCCTTGTTGACTTAAATTTATAGAGAATATTGTGTCATCTCTTACATTTGTTAGACTAACAATTTCACCACCGGCAATCGCAGCATCGATTTTGTCATCAGCAATATCACCAACTTTTTCTTGCATAACTACAGTTTTTTCTAAGTAATCAGCTATATCTTGCGGCACGAATTTACCTTGAGAAGCATCATAAACAAGACAAACTTGACCAGTAATACCTGGCTTTGGTCGTAATTCAACTGGTGTCATATGTTTTTCTTGTGTGTGTTGAAAATACACAATATAGTTACCAGCACTGTTTGTTTCAACTGCTAAGTCTTTAATTGTAATACTACCACGCATTGAACTGTGATTACCACATTGATAATACAGTGTGTCAGGTGCATTTTCTGGAACAGTAAATGTAACAGTTCCATTATCAGTTCTACTACCCGTTACGCCGTTTGTATATTCAAACGCATATGTGCCAGCCGTAAAACTTGAACCGTTATCTGTTGTTAAATAGAATGGATGACCACTAGCATTTACATTAAATGTATATGTGCCTCCACGATAAAAAGGACCTAAGTCTGGATTAGCTTCATCATTTGCAACATTTCCAAATTGATATGCGCCCGAACTGTGTGTCACTGTATAAGTAACTGTTGGTGGTACAAGTGTAGGCGGTGTAATAACCTCAGGAACATTAATATTTAATCTCTGTACTGTAGCAGGAGCATCGCCGTTTACTCCTTCAATAGTAATATTTGGAACATTGTATGTGCTTGTAGACCAATCAATGTTGTTTTGTGTCCCAGCTCCTTCTATCCACTTTAAGTGAATTCCGTGCGTTTGAGATAGATTTCCGTGCATTTCGTGTGCGGCGAAATTATAGAGCGTATATGTTCCAAGCGCATATAGTGGAACACTTGCTTGTGCTTGGTTTGTGATCGTTGTTCGTGCATATGGTAAAGCACCAGATTTCCAGGTCCAAAGCCAATCTGGACTACCACCAGAGCCAACCGCATCTACTGCAAAAGTTAACGTTTCTGGTACGACATCTAAACTGACATTAGATAGTTCTTGGATAGTTTCTGGGTTATCTGTTATCTTTTTCCATGCACCTTGAGCAGCCTTATAAACAAATTCTGTTGCATTTATAGTGACTGTTTGCCCCTCAGAGGGGTTAACTGGAAAGTTAAGCGGCATGATAGATATCTCCTATTGTAAAATGATTTAGCTCTCTTCAATTGTATTTATTATTATAGGAGTAAAAATAATCATCCAAGTTAATTAATTAACTCAGATGATTATACAAAATTTGTCAATTTTTTATTATGCCTGTGATTCAGCCCAAGATACTTTACCAGAAACTTTATACGGTGAATTGAAACTAATACCCGTTGTAACCTGAGGTTGAACAGCTAATGTAAGTAAGTCGGGTCCCGCTGGGAAAACACCATCACCGCCTAGAATACTGTTACCAACTTCTAGTAGTTCAGCTAGGGCAATTTCAATAGACTGGCCAGCAGAAACTTTAGTAGAGTAGATAACTGTAGCAT